GGGATTAGACCGTACAATGCAATTGCTTTTTCGGGTCCTATTGCCGTATTCGTTAGCGTTTTTCTCATGTACCCACTTGGACAGTCCAGTTGGTTCTTTGCACCGTCCTTTGGCGTTGCGGCAATCTTCAGATTCTTACTTTTTCTACAAGGATTTCATAACTGGACACTCAACCCCTTCCATATGATGGGAGTTGCTGGTATACTGGGAGGAGCACTCTTATGTGCTATTCATGGTGCTACTGTAGAAAACACACTTTATGAAGATGGCGAACAATCAAATACTTTCAAGGCATTTGAGCCGACTCAAGAAGAAGAGACTTATTCAATGGTTACCGCTAATCGTTTTTGGTCGCAGATTTTCGGTATTGCGTTTAGCAATAAGCGTTGGTTGCATTTTTTCATGCTGTTTGTTCCTGTTATGGGTCTCTGGACATCTTCAATCGGGATCATCGGTCTTGCACTCAACCTTCGTGCATACGATTTTGTATCCCAAGAATTGAGAGCAGCAGAGGATCCAGAATTCGAAACATTTTACACAAAAAATATACTTTTGAATGAGGGGTTAAGGGCTTGGATGGCTCCAGTAGACCAGCCGCACGAGCAGTTTGTATTTCCAGAGGAAGTGCTTCCCAGGGGAAATGCACTGTGAATCACTATCTGGTTCTTGTATATGGCATATGCTTTTCTCTTATCGCAGGAGGTGCTTTTGCTTTGATGTGGAGCAATGTTCAATCTATTAATAAGATAATGGATAAACCTCCTAAACCACGTCATCCAGAAGCACCTGAACCAGGAGAACAAGTAATGTATGTTGATTTATCTAGAGAAAAACTAGAGAATTTATATGGTGACAAATGAACCTATACCAAAGTGGGTATATTGGATGGGCATTGGACTAATGTTATTCACAGTCTTTTGTTTTGGTATTATGCTTGCAGGTATGATCTATGTGTGATATAGTAAGAGGGTTAATTCCCTCTTTTTTTATGATCGGAAATCTTGATCCTGAAGAACGTATTATGGCTAAACCGACTGTGTATGAACAAGTTGCATCCCTAGTCCGAAAATATGGATGGGAAGAAGATGATGAGATTACTGTTGAAATGGCAGGAACTCAAGTCTCTGGTATTGATGTGGGTGAAGAGTACAATAAAAGGTGGCAATCTCCTATTGGCACTCGTAAGTATAACAAAGATGCCTTTATTGTTATTAAGAATCAGTCTCGCAGGGACCTGACCAAATCTCAACCTTTCTCTGAAGGTGAATTTAATCCACGACATCCTCACGAAGGTTAAACAACCTCTTGCTAGAGACCTTTTTTGATGGTATGATGACTTCAAACAAAACTAAATTCATGACTAATAGAGACTGGGAAGCAATGAATAGTCTTGAAGAAGCATTCAATCAAATTACTACATTTGAGTTTCTTCTTGAGCAACTACAAGAAGCAGTAAATACCAATAACACTCAACGCATCGTTGATACTACTGCTGCATTGACGGCTTTTTATACTCCTTATTGTAATAACTGGGATGATAAATTTACATCTGCATGGAATAAAATAATTCGAAATGAACCTAATTCATCTCATGACACTTCTTCAGCAGATGAAAATACAACTGATAGGGATTGGGAAGACTTTTGGAATAGTTTCTGTGAAGAAAAATGCCAACCATGAAATTTGGTAATTAAATATATACTATTAAATTATAAAATGACTATGAATTTTTTAATTTATTCAAAGTTTGGTTGTCCATTCTGTGTAAAACTTAAAAGAGCAATGGAAATTGCAAATCTTCAACATAAAGTTTATATGCTAGATGAAAATTTTGACCGAAATGAATTCTATGCTAAATTTGGCCATGGTTCAACATTTCCACAAGTTGTATTGAATGTTGAAGGTCCTGATGATGGAACTCGTTTAGGTGGATGTACAGAAACTATTCAGTATTTGAGAGAAAATAAACTAGTTTAAGATCAATGGAAGAAGTTTACGATATCGTAGAAAAAGCAATTGATCATGCATTTAATGGTAAATTCTTACTTAAATTTTACGAGTATCTTAAAGAGAGAAAAACCAAAAGAGTGGAGGTAGTTGAATTTATTCACAGTTCTACCGCACAAGAAATTACATCTCTTATATGTGAACTTGAAGAATATCTTGAAGGTGGTAGTGATTATAATCATAAATTCCTTCGTGAAGCATATGGACACATTCCAAAACCACAAGCAAGAAAGATAAAAGTTTATTTAAATGATATTATTGATGATGCAAAGAGGTATGACTATGATAGAAAGCCAGGAAGGAGAAAAAAGCAATCTAAATAATGATGAACTCGGGATTAACCGAGGAGTTGAGCTACTATTAAGAAAAAGGAGAAGAAAGGAATCTGAACCCAAAACTTTTGAAGTAAAGTTTGGTAAAATGATTGCTCTCTTCCGCAGAGAGTTTCATTTTTATTTTGAATTCAGTTTTGATTATAAGAAAAAATTCTCTGGAGAAAGGCAATGTTAGCAGTAACTCTTACCATTAGTACTCTTGTTAGTATAATGTTCTTTTTTGTTGGTGGTATGCTAGGATGGCTAGCAAGAGAACATTTCTATCAGACTCAACCAATTGTCACTCATCCAGAAATGTTTGATGAAAATGGCAATGTATTACCAGATGAAATTTTAGCAGTACGATTTGAAAACAGTTATGACAACTACGAAGAAGAAGACGAGTAAGACAACTCAACCAATTGGAGCAATATTGCCTCCCAATCCATTTGTATATGAAGTTTTAGAACTGGCATCTAAACAAAGGTCAAGTGCTAAAAAAGTGGAGGTTCTTAAAACATATGAACACATTTCATTAAAGTCTATTTTTATTTGGAATTTTGATGAGACTGTAATTTCTGAACTTCCTGAAGGCGATGTTCCTTATGGTGATGCAGAAGACCAATCAGTGTATTCTGGATCTCTCTCTGAAAATTTGGCAAGAGAGGCCCGTGGTGGTGAATCTGCCACTGGTCAAGACCTTGATGGAAGAGGTAAAACATCTCTTCGTAGAGAGTATCGAAATCTCTATCACTTTGTCAAAGGTGGTAATGGTGGGTTGAATCATATTCGTAGAGAGATGATGTTCATCAATCTTCTTCGTGGTCTTCATCCTAAAGAGGCTGAAGTTTTGATTTTGACCAAAGATAAAAGACTCTCCACAAAGTATAAAATTACAAAGGACATTGTTTCACAAGCATATCCTGATATTCAATGGGGAAACCGTTCTTGATAATATTATGACTGAACAAGTTGCAGAAAAGACAGAAGTTACTCAAGAATCTAAAATGGAGTCATGGACATCATCTGAAAAGGAAAATTCTAAAAAAGTATATGGTTGTGAAATTATGATTGAAAATGGAACTTGGGAACAAGTTACCACTAAAGAATGTCCTAATGATGCCCATATTATAAAGTATGAAGTTGATGGTGAGACTCGATATGATTTAACTCGTAGTCAAAAAGTAGTCAATATCTTTAACATGTATTGGGATAAATTCCGTGATGGATTAAAGAGTATTGAATATGGTAAGGGTGCATATAACCCTAAACTATGGGGAGCCAAACCTCCCAAGGAGAAAAAGAAATGAGTGCTGGATTTGGTGGAAACCCTGGAGAGGGTAGAACAGGAAAGGATGCAAAAATTACAATTGATTTAGATGCAATTGATGGTGTGGTTAAGAAGTATAAGAAAGTTAAAAAATACATGAAGTCAAATATGTATGCCGTGATGTCAATGGATGGAACTGAACAGATTGTTAAAGAGTTGATTGAAGAAGCAGAGCAAAACGAAATTTAGCTTTTAAATCCATTTTAGGGGGCAAAAAAATCTGGGGCTTTTTTGCTCCTATAAGGTTTTTAAACAGTATCAAATGATACACAACAAAAGTACTTGACTAAATAAGGTATAAGGTCTATAATAGACCTGTCGTTCATCCAAGAGGCAGTCGCTGTGCACATAGCATAGAAAGACACATCTGGACGCAAGTAAGTCGCGGAACGGAGCGTTCATCCTATGATTGAGTTACTACTATTAGCTAATTTACATAGTCCTCCAAACATGACTTGTCAGCAAGTTAGAGAGGTGGCAGAAACCGTACTGGATTCTGATATGTCTCAACAAGATAAGCAAAGATTCTTATCTCGTTTGTTTGGACAGCATATGATGCTAAAGTGTCTTAAGAAATAGGACGCACACGACTGAAGGAACGGGAGATTAAATTCACCCTAGTATTTCAGGAGAAACACAATGAATACACTTCTCATGATCAAGAAGCAGATCGACAAAGCATCTGCACTTCACGACGCTCAAATTGCTCATACTGCATATCGTGGTGTTGAGTATAACGTATGTGGTCATGAACCACATGAGACTCACGGTACATTCTGCTATCGTGGTCATACTTATAACAAGTGAATTACTTGTATTAGAATGCATAGGAGAGGTTGACTACCTCTCTTTTTTTGTCTATAATTGTAGTAGTTGACTCCATTTCATGGATAGAGATAAATTAAAACTCATCATCAAAAACATGGAACTCCTTCTCGATTCTTTGAAAGCAGAAGTGCTTTCTGAACCTGAATCGTACTTACAGGGAGAATACTTAAATTATCCACAAATTACTGACTATGATGAGGTATTTGATGATGACGATGGATACCCCGATTAAAAGTATGTACGAAGAATTAAATTGCTTCGAAGAAGCCCTTAAACATTTCGGAACTAGAGTAGAGTTTGCTATTGCTATGGAGATGGGTAGAAAACTGACTCCAGAAGAAGCATATCAAATTATCAAAACTGAACTAAAAGCATTAAAATCCTGTCGTAAGAAATTTAAAAAAGATGAATGTTAGATTGATTAGTGTGACTCCTGATGCGGAGAAAACAATGGGTTATGTTGCTCGTGTGAGCAATCCCTCTAACCAAGAGAATCCTAAAGTTGCAGGACTTCTCAAATATTGTGTGAATCACCAACACTGGTCTGTGTTTGAGCAGGCATTCATGACGCTTGAAATTGAGACTACCAGGGGACTGGCGGCCCAAATTTTGAGGCATCGTAGTTTCACATATCAAGAGTTTTCCCAACGATATGCTGATTCTTCTCTGTTAGGTGGTACAATTCCTCTCCCAGAACTCCGTCGTCAAGACACCAAGAATCGTCAGAATTCTATTGATGATGTTGACCCATTTATCGTGCAAAAATATGAGATGTTGATGCAAGACCATTTTAAAGAAGCAATGGACTTGTATCAAAAAATGCTTGATGAAGGTATTGCAAAGGAATGTGCTCGTTTCGTGTTACCCCTCGCAGTGCCCACAAAACTCTACATGTCAGGTTCATGCAGGTCATGGATCCATTATATCTCTTTGAGGTCGGCCAACGGCACACAGAAGGAGCACATGGACATTGCAGAGGCATGTAAAAAAATTTTTGTGGAGCAATTCCCGACTGTTGCTGAAGCACTAGAATGGGTCTAAATATCTTTATCTTGAATTTATAACTATGGCAACATATCCTGTTAAACACAAAGAAACTGGTGAAACCAAAGATGTAAAAATGAGCGTTCATGATTGGGATCAGTGGCGTAAAGATAACCCAGATTGGGAAAGATACTATACTCCAGAAAATGCTCCCAACTTTGGTGAAGTTGGTGAAGTATATGATAAACTCAAAAAATCTCATCCTGGTTGGAATGATGTTCTTCATAAAGCATCAAAAGTTCCAGGTTCAAAAGTAAAACCAGTCTAAAGTTTATGCCAAGAAGAAAAAAAGCATCTGATCAACCAATTGGTGTTGGGCTAACCGCAAAACAAATGAAGAGGAAAAAACCAATTAATCTCGATTTAATGCGAGATATTGAACCTCTCACAGAAAATCAAAAAATTCTATTTGATTCATATGATGACGAAAAAAATATCGTAGCCTATGGTGCTGCTGGAACAGGAAAAACATTCATTACACTTTATAATGCACTTCAAGATGTTCTAGATGAAACAACACCCTACGAAAAAATTTATATTGTAAGATCACTTGTTTCTACCCGTGAAATTGGGTTCCTTCCTGGAGATCATGAAGACAAGTCCTCTCTGTATCAGATTCCATATAAAAACATGGCAAAGTACATGTTTGAAATGCCTACAGATGCTGACTTTGAGATGCTTTATGGTAATCTCAAAACTCAAGGAACAATTAGTTTTTGGAGTACTTCATTCATTCGTGGAACCACATTGGATAGATGTATTGTAATCGTTGATGAATTTCAAAACTTGAATTTTCACGAACTTGATAGTATTATTACAAGAGTTGGTGAAAACACCAAAATTATGTTCTGTGGAGATGCCACTCAAAGTGATTTGATCAAACAAAATGAAAGAAATGGTGTGGTCGATTTTATGAAAATTTTGAGAGCTATGCCATCTTTCAATGTTATTGAATTTGGTGTTGAGGACATTGTAAGGTCTGGTCTCTGTAAGGAATATCTACTAACAAAACTGCAAATGAATCTATGAATTTTATTCATCATAATTATCTCGGTGAAATTGAACTTGAAAAAAAAGAAACTAATGGAATGCGCCTATACCATCTTCCTGATGGTCAATGGGTGCCTTCTATTACATCAGTAACCTCTTTTTATAATCGACAAATTTTCGTAGAGTGGAGAAAACGAATTGGTGTTGAAAAAGCAAATGCGATTACAAAAAAAGCAACTGCAAGAGGAACAGATTTTCACGAAGCAGCTCAGGCATATTTGATGAATTTGGAAATGGACTGGAATGAGTTCATGCCAATGACTAAAATTATGTTCACTCATGCAAGACCCTATCTTGATAAGATAAATAATATACATGCCATTGAAAGAACGCTGTATTCTAAATATCTTGGATTGGCAGGAAGAGTTGATTGTATTGCAGAATATGAGGGAGAACTTGCAGTAATCGACTTTAAGACATCTGATAAAATTAAACCAGAAAAGTGGATTGAAAACTATTTCGTGCAAGAAATGTTTTATGCATCTGCTTATTATGAGATGACTGGTATTCCTGTTAAAAAGTTAATTACTTTGATGGTCACTCCTGGTGGAGACGTAAAAGTATTTGACAAAAGAAACAAAGAGGATTATATTAGAATGCTAGTTCGGTATATTAAAGAATTTGTACATCACAATACTGGGTCAGATGGAGAATGAATTAGAAAAGGTTTTAGAGCAAAAGTTTTTTTGCCCATCCCGCTTTGCACAAGAAATAGAAAAAATTGTTCTTGAGCAGGAGAATGTGAGTTATATTGATGCAATTATTTATTTTTGTGATCAGAATAAAATAGAATTAGAATCAGTACCAAAACTAATTTCAAAACCACTTAAAGAAAAAATTAAGTGTGAAGCAATCGAATTGAATTTCATGAAAAAAAATTCCAAAGCAAAACTTCCTCTTTAATATGAAAGTGACTCCTTTCGAAACTTATAAGACGTATTTGGCACTCAAAAATCATTTTTCGAAAGATAAGTATGATTATCATAAGTACTGTAAGAAAACGAGAGCTACCGTCCAATCGTTTTATAAGAGAAAAGATAGATTCTGGTTTGAAAAAATATCCAGACAAAAAAGTGATAAAGAAATAGAACAATTTTTTGTTTCAAATTTTGTTGCTACCGACACCCCAGAAAATTTATGGATTGGAGAGATTATCAATTCTGGCGAAAGAAATTACGTCGAATGGACAAAACGACATCAGAGTTTGACGTACTTGTTCAAAGAACAAAGCAGCGAATTGTTCTTGGAAAACGAATTAGAGAGTGTTTTCGATTGTTCGAAAGGCCATCCTCCCATTCTAAAAAAGTTTTTAAGTGGAGAAATTTCAATCGAAACTCTGGTGATTTATGATAAAATATTTTCTTTCAAAAGCAAATTTGACAAGCAACTTTCAGACCCAGTGTGGGAAACCGTAAGTATGAAGATAAAAAAATATTCTTCTTTCATACATATAGATGTATTTCGTTATAAGAAAATTTTAAAACAAATTGTACTTGGAGAGGTATGAGTTTTTTCGAGTCTAAAATGGTTCAAGATGAATTAAAAAGCATCAATGACCTACAAGAAATTGTGTATGCAGGGATTTTTAAATTTCCTGCTATGGATCGTTCTGAAAAATTGAATCATATTAAAATGCTGGAAGAACTTTTAGAAAAACAAAAAGTTCTTTATATGAGATTGTCATTATCCGATGATCCTGATGCTAAATTGATGAAAGAAAGAATTCAAGAATCAGCCGCTCTTATGGGTATAACAAAAGGTGATGACATTGCAAGTCATCTGAATGGGATGTCCGAAGTTCTAGAAAAATTCAAGCAAACGCTTGACATTTCAGAGTCTGACGACTAAAATAACGAAGTACACAAAAGCCAAATCTAAACAATCCGAGGTAATCCGAATGTCATTCGCAAATCTTAAGAAGCAATCTTCTCTTGGTTCTCTCACTTCTAAACTTGTCAAAGAAGTTGAGAAAATGAACACTACTTCAGGTGGCGCTGATGAGCGTCTCTGGAAACCAGAAATGGATAAAAGTGGTAATGGTTATGCAGTTATCCGTTTTCTTCCTGCACCTGATGGAGAAGAACTTCCTTGGGCAAAGATGTACTCTCATGCCTTTCAAGGCCCTGGTGGTTGGTACATTGAGAACTCCCTGACCACTCTGGGTCAAAAAGATCCTGTTTCCGAGCACAATCGTGAACTCTGGAATAGTGGTAACGAAGCAGATAAAGATACTGTACGTAAGCAAAAGCGTAAACTTTCTTACTATGCTAACATCTATGCTGTAAAGGATGCTGCAAATCCTCACAATGAGGGTCAGGTCTTCCTTTATAAGTTTGGTAAGAAAATCTTCGACAAAATCATGGAAGCAATGCAACCTGAATTTGAAGATGAAACTCCTATCAATCCTTTCGACTTCTGGCAAGGTGCAAACTTCAAACTGAAACTGAAGAAAGTTCAAGGTTACTGGAACTATGATTCTTCAGAGTTTGATCGTCCTGCTCCTCTGTTGGATGATGATGATGCACTTGAAGCTGTCTGGAAGAAGCAATATTCTCTGACTGCACTGACTGCTGCTGATCAGTTTAAGGACTATGATCAACTTGCAAAACGTCTTGCAATGGTTCTTGGTCAGAAGTCTCCTTCACGTCGTTATGATGAAGAAACTGATAATGAAGATACTGGTCGTGGTTCTTTCACTCCAGAATTTTCTTCTCGTCAGCAAAAGAGTGAACTTCCTGAAGAATTGAGCAATCAACTCAATAATATCTCATCTTCAAAAGATGAAGATGAGGATGATGCACTGTCTTATTTCCAAAAACTGGCAGAAAGTTAAGTATAAAGTCTGATATTATCAGCTCTTTGAAGGGTTTCACTCACATACTGGGTGGAACCCTCTTTATATTTCATAAGTTCTTCCATATCATCAAGAACAACAGGAAGATACCTGTCTTTCAAAAGAAAAATTACTCTTTTATCATTATTCAATTTTTCTTCATATTCATAGTTTGTGACTGGTGATGATATATTTGCTAACTCAACTTGAGCAGGAACACCTGAATCATAGAAACTTAAACTTTGAGTTTCATCAACTTTTATTCCTTTCGGAAAAATAATTCTTCCCTCACTATCTTTTACTTCAACTGATTCGTAATGATGTACTCCATTATATAATTCGTTATAATTTCCATATTTTCCAAGGAGATATTTTTCAAAATCATCGTTTCTTAAAGGCCATTCATCATAGATATTTAAAATATTATTGCAAGTCAAAACAACCCAATCCAGAAAAGGATTTCCATATACTTTATCTGCAACAATGTCTGGACGATCATCACCTTCAATAATATATTTGTCAAAAAATACTAGATTTTCAAAAATATCATCTCTTATTTTTCCTTTTTTAAATAAATTTTTTACTCTTGTAAAATCACTAAGTGCTGATTTGTCACTTTTGCGATCAATGTATTCAATATCTGGAAGTTTGCGGAAGTATGAGTTTGACATTTTAGTATCCTATACTGTAATCTGGTGAAGTTTCGTCATTACCTAGTTCTGTATAATCATCATTAAAGATTGGTTCTAATTCTTGGAATTCGAAAGAAAGTTCGTAAGAAACCATAGAACTATCCCAGTGTGTAGCATATGTTCCATCAGGAGTATAATTTACATTGAAAGAAAGTAAAGCACACTCTTTTATTCGTGGAAGATATTTGTGTGGGTTATCACCTCCTTTATCAGCATTTGTATTTCGTCTTCCATCAACAAATGTTAATCTGTATAGATTGGGAGATTGGAGGAATAGGTTGGTTGTTGTTCGTTGAACTGCCATAGATTGCTTAAACATTCTGATTATCATCAGAGCTCTTTTAGCTTCTTCAGGACTCCTTGGACTTAATTTATATGTAAAATTAAATGGTCTCAATGTGGGACCTTGAAACAAAAGTTCTAAATTTGGATTTAATACTCCACCACCAGTTCTTGCTAAAAGACCACTAACTCCTGTTGCTTGCTCTGAAAAATATATAGAAGCTGCAGTTTGTAAATCTTTACCGGCGGCCATAAGGTTATTTTTTATAGTACTAATTGCATCAGCAGCACCTGATCCACCAGAAATGTAATTTTTTGTTGCGTTTGCTATCTGTAATGCAATGGCATTGTCCTCTTTTCCTCCCCAATTGACCCTATTATTATCTCTGATTGCCCCTGGTGCAGGTAAAATAACTCCACCAAGTTCTTGATCGATTCTGATTCTATCTCTACTACGGGTATCATATAACCTTGTTACATTTGTTGTTGAGGTATTAATGTCTCTTGGTTGTGATTTGTATATTTTTATTTTGAGTTGATCCTGACTATTTGAGAGATTCTCTGGATATCTTACGAGACTAGCACCTGGAATCGCGTAAGTTCCTATTTCATTTCTACTTCCATCAACTGCTTTTCCTGCGTCCAATCCGGTTAGTTGTAAATTCTTAACAGTCGGATCTGTCGGATCTGGATTGCCATCCGGATTTTGCCCGTTTGGAGGAGGAACCGATCCTCGCTTAAAGTTTTTAGCAAATATGGCGTTTACTTGGGCATTACTTAAATTGTTTCCCGCTCTGTTTAATAAAGTTCTATATGTTTTTTTAGCATTATTAACTGCCATTACATTTAGAGAACTTGGTCCTGAATCACGTAGATCTTTCAATATATTATCACTTAAAACATTTCCCGAAAGACCTGAAGCATTTACAAACTTTTTGTCAGAGTTATCATAGTATTGAGAGTCCTCATATGTAATTGGGGCCCATCGTCCATCAGGATTTAATTGTGCTGCTTTGTAAAATTGATTTGATGATCTTTCATACAATAACCATGTTGTCAGGGTTTTAGTGTCTGTGTTCAGTTCAGTATAGGTTGAAAAATAAAGTTTATTTCCATTTGGATCGCGATTCCCATTGCTGTCATATTTAAGATCAAACACTCCCTCTCTTTGAAGAACACCATTAATTCCTATTATTGCCATTACATTTATGGTTTTTATTTATTTAGTTTAAATTTTGCATAAGGTATTGTTAGAAGTTCATCAAGTTCATCCCATTGAACCTCATACAATTGGCCTGCAAGTTCTTCCCATGTATAATTTCTGATTGGAGACTCTGATTCCATCTGATATTCTCTCCAATGAAAGTTGAATGCTTTAAATCCCCATCTTTGCAATTCAATACAAGCAATCAAAGGATGTTGATCATAATTAATATTTGGTGTTTTTGGATTATAGACAAAGGTATAATATTTTCCTGGTTCTGGAATAGGTTCAACTGTATCATTCAATAATTGCATAATTTCCAACATCATATCTTCTGGATCGTTTGTTCTAAGATTGATGTCGTTTCCTTGCAATCTGCTCATTTGATTCCTAGTTCGTTTTCGGTGATGATTTTAAATTCTATTTTTCGATCAGCACACCATTCTCTTGCAGCTTTCCATTTTGCCTGATTTATAGAATAGGTAACACATTCATAAAGATATGATTTAGTTTGTCGTTTTGGTTGTTTTGGTGGAACAGTTTGTTTCTTTGGTTTTACTTCAACAACATATGTTTTTATTGATCCGTTTGTTTCTTTTACTTTAACCAAGTAATCTGGAAAATAACGATGAATTCTATTATCTGCAGGAGATACATATGGAATACAAAATTCTTCTGAAGCCCAAGAAATTATATTTTCATTTGTATCACACCACTTACAGAATCTTCTTTCCCAAGAACTTCTACAGATAATGTTTTTCCAATCTCCTTTATATTTTTGTGGATTTGAAGGAATATATTTGCTTTTAATACTTTCTGCCATTATCTTGCCTACATAATATACAAGATCAAAAAGTATTTATAGATGTCTTTAACGGGACCACAATCAATTAGTAAGATCAAATCAACCCTGTTGTCACCAGCAACAACTTCTCATTTTGTGGTATCTATACAGAAACCAAATGAACTCAATTCAGATAAAGAAACGGTGGTAGAAACGGGAACTGGTTCAATAGCTAGAGATTTTGCAAGTTATTTGGCTCAACAAGGAATTACTAGAGATATTAATTCTATAGAATATTTAAATTTAGCTTGTTCTGATGCTTCTTTACCAGGTTCTAGTCTTGCGACTAGTGAAATAACCGGAGATTATCACGGAGTTACTGAAAGACATGCATATCGTAGAATTTATGATGATAGAATTGACTTAACTTTTTATGTTGATGCAAAAAAATACTATGCAATTCGCTTTTTTGAAGCATGGATAAGATATATTATGTCCGAAACATATACGGGGACTGCAGATCAACAAGGAAGAAGTGATGATGAGAAGAATTTATTTTATAGGTCTAGATATCCCAGTCAGTATACAACAAATCTAGAAATTACGAAATTTGAGAAGGATAATATTTCAGGCAATAAACCAAGTTTAAAGTATAGACTTTACAATACATATCCCGTGTCTATTGCATCAATGCCAGTTTCTTATGATGCAAGTTCTCTTTTAAAATGTACAGTTTCAATGAACTACAGTCGGTATTCTCTTATTCCTACTAACAGTAGTTTTGGAACATTTGGAGGAAATGCCAAATCAGCAAACGAAAATCCCAATTCCCCAGAAGGAACTGGGGATAATAGTAATCAGTCTGAATTTAGGACTGTACCTAATAATATAGATTTTGGAAGAACAATACCTGCTGATCGGATTAGTGCAACTAATGCATTTAATGCATCATTACCTGCTTACGATTTCAATCAATCATTGAACACTACTCCATTAAATATTACTAATACCAGAACTTTCGATCTCAATAAAGATTTTTACACTGGAGGATATGGTAATCCAGAAGACGGTCCACCAGAACGACAATCAATTCAGAGTCAAATTGGTGAATTACAGGAAATGGCGGAAAGATCTCAACAACGCCAAGCTGCCAATTCTAGAGGTGGTGCATCTGCAGAATAATATCAGAACAGCACTACTCTTCTAATAATAACTTCAAATCACTCAACTAAATAATATCAACTGATTTTTTCATATTAGGACATTATGCCTTTACCAAAAATTTCTACACCAACTTATGAACTTGAGTTGCCATCTACAGGTCAAACAATTGAATACAGACCCTTTCTAGTCAAGGAAGAGAAGGTATTAGTGATTGCTCTGGAAAGTGAAGATACTAAACAGATTACAAATTCAATTAAAACAGTTATTAGAAATTGTATTCTTACGAAAGGAATTAAAGTAGAGTCTTTACCAACTTTTGATATTGAATACTTGTTTCTGAATATTAGAGGTAAATCTGTTGGGGAAGATGTTGAAGTCAATGTTATTTGTCCCGATGACCGTGAAACAAAGGTTATGGTAAACATCAATCTTGATGATATTAAGGTTCAAAAGGATGAAAATCATACAAATAGAATTAAACTTGATAATTCTATTATGATGGAAATGAAATACCCATCTCTTGATGAGTTTATCAAAAACAATTTTGATTTCTCTAATGAATCTTCTATGGACCAATCATTTACACTGATTTCTTCCTGTATTGATAAAATTTATACTGAAGAGGAAGTTTGGGCTGCAGGAGATTTTACAAAGAAAGAAGTTAATGAGTTTCTTGAGTCTATGAATTCTTCGCAATTCAAAGAAATTGAAAAGTTCTTTGAAACTATGCCCAAGTTATTACATAAAATTGAAGTTACAAATCCAAAAACGAAAGTAAAAAGTGAAGTTGTTTTAGAAGGGTTATCATCTTTTTTCTCATAAGTATGATTCATATGAATTTGGAGTCTTACTTCAAATTAAATTTTTCTTTGATGCAGTATCATAAATATTCTTTGACTGAAATTGAAAATATGATTCCGTGGGAGAGAGACGTTTATGTTGGTCTTCTACAACAACACTTGGAAGAAGAACAGTTGAAACAACAACAGCAGCAAAGAAATGCCAGGTTCTAAAGCAGAAAAGTTAAGAAAGGCATATGAGTTTAAACTCGGAAAGAGCTTAGTATCTAAACTTTCCGACGATCAAATTAACTTACTTTCTAAATTTTATAATTCTTTAAGTGAATCTGAACAGAGTGATATTGATAATAAAATTTTCAAGGGGCATACTGATACTGATCTCCATGAAATGGCAGAGGCATTTTATCAGGAACAGGTAGAAAATAAGGAATCAAAAGAAACTCCAAAAGAAACTCCAAAAGAGACTCCAACAAAATCATCTGCGATTGTTCCATCAAATTTTTTCGGAAAAGGTAGATATGAAAAATATCTTGAGGAGATTAATGCTCAAGGGACAATAGAGGGGCATCAATTAACATCACAAGAAAGAAAAGAAGCATTTAAGAGTAGAAAAAATAAAATTAATTTTGAAACTTTTGTCGATAAAGTATTAGAAAAAAAAGTTGCAGCTGCATCAGTTTCAAACACAAATGTATCAAAGTCGTTGATGGGTGGAGGAACTCTTGCGACTGTTGAAAACATAAAAAATACTGTAAATCAGAGCGTATCTACGGGTGAAGATTATACTGAAATTTTAGGGAAGATAGATGAAATAATAGATGTTCTTAAGAAAGAGCAGAAACTTAAAGAAAAGATTGAAAATACTAAAAGGAAAGAAAAAGAAAAACGCAAGAGAAAAGGTGCTGAATCTAATTTAGAAAAAGGATTTAAAGCAGCAAGGAAAGCAGTTGAAAAAGTTGTTGCTCCAGTAAAAGGTATTTTAGATAGAATTATAAATTTCTTCTTAACTGTTCTGATGGGAAGAGCAGTTGTTAAGTTGATTGATTGGTTCTCTGATGAAAAAAATAAATCAAAAGTAGATTCTATTTTTAGATTTTTAGGTGAAAATTGGCCTAAACTTTTAGCTCTCTTTCTTGTCTTTAAAACTGGACTTGGAAAATTTGCAAGAAGTTTAATTAGACTTGTAATTAAAGGAACTGCAAGATTAGTTGCTGCAACTGCAGCATTACTAGCAAAAGCAGTTGGTGGTAAAATTGGAGGAAAATTTGGGAAATTTAGCAAATTCCTTGGAGGAAGGAAAGGAAAACTTTTAACTGCTGGTCTTGAAGTTGCTGCTGTTACTGGTGGCACAATGTTACTAGGTAATCAAATTGAAAATGTATTTAAAGTTGACTCCCCACCAGAAGAAGGTGAAGAAACTAAAACTCAAAATTATAAAGGTGGGGGAATGGTTTTCCCACAATTTAAAATGCCATCATTTTTACATTTATTCAAAGGTTCAGAATATGATGGTGATGAAGAAAAACAAAGTTCAGAAAAACCTCAAGGTTATGTGAGTGGAGAGAAGGGCGTAGATAAAGTTCCTGCCATGCTTTCTGATGGCGAATTTGTGATGTCAACAGGTGCTGTTGAAAGATATGGAATTGATACTCTCGAATCAATGAATGCAGCTGGCGGTGGTGACAATAATCCAAAAATAAAAAGTGGAAAAATATTTGCTTCTGGTGGTGGTTTTATTAATTCTGCATTACATCATTTAAAGAAAGACGAAGCATTATCATCGCTGACAAGGGGGAAAAATGACCATATTAAACCGGGAGGAATGAGTGTTGTTTCCAATACTAACTGGTCATCAATAACACCATCAACTCCAATATACGCATATCATACTGGAATTTCTGGAGACCGTCCTACAATAGGATGGGGTTCTACATTCTATGATAGTATATTGAATGGAAAAAAACCAGTAAGGCCTGGGGATCAAATTACAAAATCAAAAGCAGATGAAATTTTAAAGGAAAATATAACAGACCTTTATAATACATACAATAAAATAATTCCACTATTTAAACATTTTAGTGATAATCAAAAAGCAGGTCTTTTAGTATTAGGATACAATGCACCTTATGCTCCTATTGGTGGTTATCCAAATCTAACAAAGGCATTGTTAGACGGTAATATGGCGGCTGCTGCAAATAATATATACCGAGAAGGTCCGAATGCTGAAAGGATTGCATTAGAAAAAGGACTAATATTAAGTGGACCTCCAGTAGTAAAAGGTCCAAAAATAGTCGGTCCAAAAATAGTCGGTGAAAAAAAAGTTGGTTCTGGAATTCCATTTTTTCCAGATCTTACCATTCAAAATATGTTTAAACCAAAACCTTATTTTAGTGGAGGATTAATTACTGGTGCGGGGTCTCAAAAAGGCCTCCCATCAATTCCACCACCAATGAGTTCAAATGTTCAGGTCGAATACGTTCCTATAGATGCAATGAAAGGAAATTCACCTCCAGTAGTAGCAAGTAGTTATGGTGGTTCTGATATTCCATCATTCTCTGCTTCAGCACCTGGACCTGATTATAAGAGACAAACATTAGGTATTACTGCATAGGACAATGATTAATACTAAAAAACTCTTACCATCTAGTACAAGTTCTCTTGCAAAAATTTCCAATTCTGGTAATAGATATTCTAATTTTAACGTTGGTCCTGAAAAAAAATCTAATGGAGTATCAGAAGTTAGTGATAAATTAACCAATATTCATAAATTTTTAAAAGGTTCTGTTGCTTTTGATAAAAAAGTAGAAGATGATAGGAAAAAAGAAGATGAAGCAGGCAAAAGACAAAAAGAAGAAGAAAAACTAGAGAAGAAAGAAGATAAACAAAAATCTAAAAAGAAAGTTAATCTACCAAAAATTGGATTTTTGGATAGAATTAAAAATTTCATTACCAATGTTCTTTTAGGATTTTTTGTTGTTCGTTTAATTGATCATCTTCCAGCAATACTAGAGTTTTCTAAAAATTTATTCTCAATTGGGGAGTTTGTTCTTGATTTTAGTGGAAAAATACTTGATGGATTAGTTTCATTTATTGATTGGGGATATAAAGCTAGCGATGGTACTGAAAAGTTTTTAAAGAGTTGGGGTGGTGATAATGCTGTAGAAGTATTTGAAGCATTTAATGGAGCAATAGGAAAACTGATTGATGTTGCCATCATTGCAGGTTTTGCGATGGCAGATCAAGGACAAGGTGGTGTTCTCGATATTGCTGGAGACATGATCTCCGACAAACTTACACAAAGGGCAGGACAACAGGTTGCTGGTAAAGCAGTAGCAAAAGGTGCTGGTATTGGTGCAGGAACAGCAGCTGCTATTGTTGGTGGTGTTGGATTACTTGCTTCTGCATTAGGTGAAGGTGCTTTTCAACTCAGAGGAACTGGAAAAAATATTGAGAAAGCAGCAAAAAGTGAGTATGATAAACATAAAGACAAATGGGCAGTAGATCCAAGAAGAATTGCTTCTTGGGGTATGTATAAATTGGCTCAATTTGGTAATATGTCACTTAGTACAGTTGGATTTTTACTTGATGTTGTTGGTGCTCCATTTAGATATGCAATAGAATTAATTCGTTATCCATTTTTAAGTGAGCAAGATAAAGAAAAACAAGCACATAATCTTGCAAAATTTGATGCAAGAATTCGTGAAGATGTGAGAGAAGCATTGAATATGGTGACTCTGGGCATGGCCTTTAAAGAGAAAGGTTCCTTCGGTAATATGTTTGGTAATGATGCAGCCCAGAAGGAAATGATGGGTAAAATGCAAGGAGGTGGTTCTTTAACTAGAAAAGGTAATAGGGTTACAAGAAAAATACCAAAAGCAAAACAAAAACAAATTGCAAGAAGACCTGCAAAGATTCAAGTTCCAAAAACACCTGGTGGAGACATTGGTGGCAAAGAAAAATATGCAACACATTTTCCAAAGTATGATCCAGAAAAACCAAGTGCAACCACAATAGTTACAAAAGCAAATGAAGGATTTAATAATGTAGATTATTTTGGACCTATTTTGAGCATTGCGTCTAAAATTATTCTTGGAGAGAGACCAAAAGCTGAAGATTATCGAAATGTTGGTCTAGGGATCAATAGAATGTTTGTTATGGGTATGAATGACGGTATTATCAATATTACTCAAGTGAAAAAATTTGCTGGTGGAGGAGCAGTTAATAATTCTGGAATACCGATGGATCTTTCGAAATGGACTGAAAGAACGATTGAAAAATCTTTAACTAAAGAACTTTCAAGAACTTTTCAGAAAATGAATATTGCTGCTGGTCAATCTCCCTCTACGCCCCCAAGAAATCTTGATCCATCAGCGAGAGCGGGCGGATTGTATGGAGGATATCAAGTAAATCAGGGAATTCAAAAAGAAATATATGAGTATTTGATTAATGAGAAGAAATTGAATGACTATCAGGCTCTTGGTTTGATGGCAAATATCAGTAGGGAGAGTAGTTTTAATCCAGCGGTAAATACGGGAGATGGTGGAAATTCATGGGGATTATTTCAGTGGAATCATGGTGCTGGAAGAAGAGATCCATTTGTTGCCGCAGTACCTGATTGGCAAACGAATTGGAAAGCACAAATTGATTATGCTTTGGATGGTGAAGCAGCATATAGAAACGTACAATTGAAATTTAAAACCACTCAATGGTCTAGTGCTTATGCTGCAGCAGAATATTGGATGAGAGAATTTGAAAATCCTGCAGACAAGGCAGGTGCTAATGCATATCATCAACGTTATTTAGCTAGCGTTCCTAAAGGACCGACCGGATCTGCACAATTCAGAGCAAAAACTACAACTGGAGGTTCGGGCAGTTTTAATGTTATTCAATATTTAACGGGTGATACCACATATAGGGCAGGTCCTGGGGTTGATTCAAATCAGTTTTACTATGATCCGGGTCATGGTGGTAATAATTATCATGAACATTTTGGATTCAATAATGTTGACGATAAAATTATGGCAATGGAACACTTGGAAAACCAAGGTTTTGAAATTGGCAGTCAAAATCGAAGAAATGATCCTGGTCTACATGGAAGCAATCTTGCTTTTGATGTTCCATTTTATAAACCAAGTGGTGGAACACAAAAAGGATTTTCTGATGACACTGCAGGAGAACAAGCATTTAGTGCAGCAGTTAGAGCATCTATGGGTATGTTTCATGGAGGATCAACAGGAAAAGGTGGTATTATATTCACCCATCCAGGTGAATACATAATAGATAAGGACAGTGTAGATTTACTTGGAACAGATTTTTTTGATATTATAAATCAAATTGAAAATGAAAGTCACCTTAAACAAAAGTCTGGTTTATTGATTTCACGATTGTCTCAATATGCTTCATATGACCAAAGAACAAAGAAAACCGTTGTAGTTCCAATACCGCAACCTCAACAACCAATTCCATATCCAGTTACTGGAAATTCATCTTCAGCAATGTCTGGTGTCTTACCAGTAGGAGGAACTGAAGATGCATTCAAGCAATTATACATGGGTAACTAATGTCACAAACACCTATTACATCTAGTTTATCACAACCAACCGCAGTTAAAAAACTTGATATTGTTTCAAACAAGGATGCAACATCAACTTCCTTATTAGGAGGTCTTTCTAGACTTGAATATTTTGAAAGTATTCTTCAAGATACAATAAGAGCAGAGGTTTTTTATGCAGATACTGGAAATGCTGTAAACGGAAGATCTGTTCTTGAGGCATTACCTCTAGTTGGAACTGAAGAAGTTAAGTTAAAATTAAGTGATAATTTAAATAATAATATAGATTTAACTTTATATGTCAATAAAGTTACTCCATTTTATGAAGATACTACCAAATCATTAGTTAATTTGAGTTTGGTTTCTGAAGAATTTATTACAAACGAAATGGGCAGATCTCGCTTGAATATTCGTTTTGATGGAAAAATATCTGATACAATAGAGAAAATTTTAACTCAATTTCTAAAGACAACCAAGAAAAGAGATATTGAAACTACATCAAACAATTATAATTTTATTGGAAACAATAAAAAACCATTTTATACTATTAATTGGCTTTCTAAAAAATCGGTATCAACCACAAACAGTGCAATGGGTATGAGTGCTGGATATTTCTTGTTTGAAACAACAGAAGGATATAAATTTAAATCTATTGATACATTATTTGCACAGAAACAAAAGAAATCATTTATTTTTACAAATACTTCAGATAGAGGCGGAAAAATTCCTGCAGGTTATGATGGAAAAATATTGAGTCATAGACAAGACAATAGAATTCAAGCACAAGAAAAATATCAGATTGGTGCATTTGGAACTCGTCTTGTTACTTTTGACCCCTTTAATTGTTTTTATGATGTAAAAGTGCAGACATCGGAGGAGGCAAAATCTGGAGTAAAATTGGCTGGAAAAGAACTGCCAAAGTTTAATGATAAGTTTTCTACGGAAGAGTTATTTACGAGAACAACATATATGCTTATTGATAAAGGCACTTTACCAACAGGGGACACCAATCAACAAATTGAAAAGTCACAATTGCAGAATTTTGACGTTCAAAATATATTAAATCAATCAATACGTCGATATAATCAAGTCTTTAGTAATATGGAAACAATTACTATTGCTGCAGATTTTAGTTTACATGCAGGAGATGCAATTTACATAGATATACCAAGTGTTCAGCAAGATAAAGGTTCTGATGTAAATCGACAGACTGGTGGTCTATATATTATAGCTGAATTATGTCATTACATATCTCCACGAAATACTTTCACTAAATTAAATTTAATACGGGATTCTTTCGGTAGAAAAGGTAATCACACAACAACGTTATAAAAATGGAAAAAAAATCTTTACAGCAACATATCAATGACGACAAAGATATGTTGGATGATTCAACTTTGTCACCACAAATGCGTCGTCATGTAGAAGATGAGTTAGATCATCTGGAACTTTATCAAGCAAATCATCCTGATGATGATCATGACCCAACTCCTCTTGAAATATATTGTGATGAAAATCCAGATGCTGATGAATGTAGAATATATGAGGATTGATTAGATGGAAGGAGGTGCATTATTTAATCCTGGATTTTTAGGTGGCAATTTTTTATGGTGGGTAGGCCAAGTTGCTGATGATAGAACTTGGAGAGAAAACGTAAAATCAGAAAAATATGAGAATCCAAAAGATAATAAAGGATGGGGATACCGGTATAAAGTAAGAATTATTGGTCTTCATGACAAACAAGAAACTTTAATACCATCAGACCAATTGCCTTGGGCTCAGGTCATGTATCCCATTACTGCTGGTGGTGGTCAAGGTGGTTCATTTCAAACACCTGGAATTAAGCAAGGAATGTTTGTGTTTGGATTTTTCTTGGATGGTCAGGATCAGCAGGTTCCTGTTATTATGGGTGTTCTTGGAAATAATGCACAAACACCTTTAAGTTTAACGACATCACTGTCTGGTTCTGAAAATTTCACTGCTCAAAGTGGCCATGCAAATTCTTATGATGATCAAACAAAACTTACAGCAGACAAAAATCTTGCAGTAACACCTCCAGAAGAAGAAAAGGCACCAACTAAAGAAAGCACTGATCCACATCAAAAAACTGTAGCAGATGAAAAAAAAGATAGACAATTAAAGAAGAAAAAACCCTTAAAATGTCCTGATAAGAAACAAAAGAGTGGATTAAAATCCATTCAAACTATTCTTGAAGAACTTACAAAAGATATACAAGAAGCACAAAAAGCATTTAAAAACTTTAAGGATGCTGCTTCTTTGAGATTGAAAAAAGGATATGTACAAGTACAAAAATGGATAAAATTAAAGATGCAAGAAGCATCTAGGGAAATTGCAAAACATGCAAAGGAAATATACATCAATGTTCAGAATTGGATATCTGATCAGTATAATAAAACATTAAAACCACTTCTAAAAAATCTTCCAGGTTCTTCTTTAATAGAAGCCTTTAAATTAAAGATGAAAGGTTTAGAAGCAATTGCATGTAAATTTAATGCATTAATGAAAGGTCTTGGACCATTGATTAATCAATTTTTAAATGATAAAAATTCTCAAGCACATTCTAATTCTAAAAATTCAGCAAGTTCTGGGGGTACTGGAGGTTCTGATTCACCATATTTACAATATCAACAAGCACTTCGTGATGCTGGAGGAAATCAAAACTTAACTGGAGGAAATCAAAATTTACCTGACGCAAGAATTATTAGTGCGCCAACAGAAGAGTTAATTCGTAGTGGATTGATAGAAGATGAAGATGCAAGAACACCTTTAGATGATATAGTTGCACCAGCTCTTCCCATAGATGGATATGGAACACCAACTCCAATATGCACCACTGAAGAATTAATGGCATTTCTTTTGGGACAGCATCTTAATGATATAATGACCACTTTTAATGAAGCAGTTAGACCAATTGCAGATCAAGTTAGAACTACAGTTGATCAGGCAGATACTACAGAAGCCAATACATTGGCACAATCTAGTGGAAAGACAACTATTAATGATTTTGCATATACCGTAACATCTGAAAATGTTGATAGAGCACGAAAATCTGGAGATCTTGTAGATGCTTTAGCACGAACTCTTGCATCAAATGGTCTTGGGATGAGTCAAACACACCCAATTGAACAGGCAAAGGATTATTTTCAATCTAAAAATTATTATGGTGGATTAGTTACATTAAAGGCAAATCAAATAGTAGGACCACAACGTTCTAGTGATAATTCTGGTACAATTTCTTCTTTAGTTGGTTCGAAAGGCGATCTTCGATCAACTTTTGTAGATACTGTTGGAGTTTATTTATTAGGACAAAATCTTACTAGTCCGCTGATTCAAGAAGGAAAACAACTTTTAGATGAAGTTATTTCATATCTCATACAAAATGACCCAGGAATCACTACAACTTCTGAGCCAGGAAGGGAGGGACAAACTACTAGCACTACAACGCCAACCCCATTACCTACAATTTTTAATAAAGCATTAAAAGTATTATCTGGTGCACTAACTTTAGGGGCAGCGGTATCGCCACCCACTGCAGTTGTTGGTGGCATTGTCAATCTTGCCAATACTCTTATTTCTACTGGTTTTAACCTTAATAATATTCCTGGCACATTAAAATCTGCTTTTGGAGCTTCTTTTCCTGCAATAGGAATTGCTTCTGATTTTGTTAGTGTAGCAGCCAATTTGGCAAGCGGAAATATGGCAGCAGCTATCAATTCAATTACTGGAATGCTACCTGGTGTTGGAAATCAGGTGGCAAATGTATTTAATGCTTTAAAAGATGGAAACCTTGGAAAGTTAACTTATGAAGTTGGTCTTCTTTCGAGAGTGAATCCTAGAATTTTAGATGCAATCATAAAGAATGTAATTCAAGTTGATATGATTAATCCAGAAAATGTACAAAATGTGCTAAATTCTCTTGGAGTTAATTTTGATATTGGTGCGGCATTAGGATTTATTAGTTCCATTAGTGAATTTTTTGCATGTGATCCAAAACCAAAGTGTTCTCCAAATACTGATCATACTCTTCAAGAGGGTGGAAATGCAAGACCAGGAAAAGAACAACCAAATCTATCACAAATTGCAAATTTAGCATCTCAAACTGCAACTGCGTTGGGAAGTGAAGGTGTTTCCGATGCTATTCAAACTGCAAGTGATGTAACAGGAGTTGTTACGAAGTTCCGAACACCATCAACAACTTAAGGTATCATAAAATGCCCATAGCACCTACTCCACGCGAACGTATTACAGTTAATTATATTAGTCCTACTATGGGATTAGTAACTGATATTACTATAGAAGAAGCGAATGCATATGAAAAAAATAATCCAGGAACAATTTTTATTTTTGTTGATGGTGAGGGAGATATTAACTATTTGGGAATAGAACAGGTTAATCTTCTTACGGTCAATAGTTTACTTCGTGTGAGTCCTTGTGATGTGACTCCCAGAAAATGTGGACCTCCAGTGGTTAATATTTACGGAGGTGGAGGAATTGGTGCAATAGCAAACCCAATTATTGATCCAAATGGTGTTTTAATTGCAGTTGATCTGGTTTCTGGTGGGTTTGGTTATACTTCTGCTCCAAGAGTTGCAATTATTGATGAATGTGATCTTGGAAGTGGAGCTGTTGTAAATGCAGAAATTGACGATGGAGGTTCAGTATCTAATATCATTATTTTTGATGGAGGAACTGGATATGTACCAGGAACTATATCAGTTGATGCAACACCACAAATAAATCCATCGGATCCAGATTATCCAGTTGTTTTACAATTAGATGATGTAATAGTTGAAAAACCAGGTATTAACTACAATTGTTCTGAAGATAATATCGTAATTACCCCCAGTAATGGAACTGAATTAGCATATACATGTGATCCATTTGGAAGAATCAACGGAGTAACTGTAAAAACTGGAGGTTATTTCACTGAAATTCCTACAATTGGAATTGAAAGTAATACTGGGGTAAATGCAAAATTTATTCCTACGTTCAAAATTATTAGAGAAGTTGAAGAAATTGTAGAAAGAGGTGCTGTAAAGGTTGTTTATGTAAAGGATTTGGTTGGCCTTACTATAAATGGTTATTTGGATGGAAAACCATTTTATGGAAAAGTATTTTTTGAAGATGGTATTAAATATGCGGGAGTTTCTGGCCAAGGTGGTGCAAAAATAAGAGTTTATGATACTAGGATTGAAAGTATCAATAAGGAAAATATAGTGAGAGTAGATGAGGTTGTTCTTTCTAGAGGACAAACAGAAGGAACAGTTGCTTTTATTCAGGAACAAGCATCTACGGAAACTTCCACCAATCAAGTTAATTATGGTTATATAACAGAATCACCTTCTCCTTCTCCAGCACCTTCTCCAGCACCTTCTCCAGCACCTTCACCTTCACCACCACCATCTGGAGGAGATTATGGTGGCGGTTACTAATAAATATTAAAAAGTAATTCTCATTATATGTCAAAAAAAGAAAATTTTTGGACACAAGTGATTGCTGCAATGAATGGTGCAATGACTTTTGGTGGCCTTAGTCCATCAGGAGATGTGCGTTCTAGCATTGAACTTCAAGGTGCTGATGGAAGACATTTTATAGATTTGTCTGAAGATGGTGTTCGTGAAGGATGGACCACTATAAATGCTCCAGGTGCAATTCAAATTAATGCAGGAGAAGATTTAGAGAAGGACCAACATGGTATTTTTATTAATACTGAAAATGGTGATATTATTCTTCGAGCAAAAGATGGAAGAATAAGAATTGAAGGAACTGATGTTGAAATTGTAGCATCTAATAATTTTTTGGTAAATGCAGTTGAAGCTGTCAAGATAGATTCAAAAAATATTACAATTGATGCAGTACAATCACTTAAACTTTTGACAACAGGTGCATTAACAATTGATGGTAAATTAGCTACACAAATTTTATCACCAATAGTTCATGCAATAACATGTGCTACAGACCCAGAGAAAAAACCAGGAGAAATTTGAGGAGAAAATAAAATGGCATTTCAAGCAGATGAATTTTGGGCTTATGGTGGACAACTTCTTTGTTCAGAACCAAATAAAATACCAATTGCTCTTGGTGTAGGACCAAGTAAAATTATTGGTTCTTCTTACATTCAGGGTCCAGCAATGGTAGGAAGTCCAGATAGATTTCCTAATGTGTATGCAACGATGATGATTGGACCACCAGCACATTCTGGTCCTCAACCTGTTATTCCAGGTGCATTATGTTATGGAGTTAATAATCCATATTCACTAGCAGTTTCAGGACCCTCTGCACTTATGGGTCCGGTAGATGCGAATGGTAATATAAGTGCTCAAGGTAATGTTCAGGCACAGTCTGATGTATTGGCTAAGTGTGGAACAGTATCTTTAACAGAGACATATGCAATTGCAAAGTCCAAAAAAAGTTTTGATATTCCTCATCCATCAAAAGAAGGATGGAGATTGAGGCATGTTTGTCCGGAAGGTCCATCTAGTGATGTATATTTTAGAGGAAGAGTTACAAATAAAAAAGAAATTCAACTTCCATTATATTGGGAAGAACTTGTTGATCCAACAACAATAACGGTCAATTTAACACCAATTGGAGCTCATCAGAATGTAATTGTAAAAAGAATTGCTGATAATAAAATTTATCTACAAGCAAATGGTGGGATGCCAATCAATTGCTTCTTTCATGTTTATGCAACTCGTATTGATGGCGAGAGATTAATTCCCGAATATGAAGGAACTTCACCTGCAGATTATCCAGGTGATAATAGTGGATATTCTATTGCTAGTTACACTTACGACATTCCATCTGGAGAACAATAAATGGCAGATCCTAATTTAGAGTTTATTAAACTAGATGTATCACCATTACCAGTGATAGAAGATGGTGCTCCTGGTGTTGATATTGACTCATCTGGAATAGCTGTTGTTGGAATTATCACTGCAACAACTTTTGTTGGTGATGATATTACAATTGGAACTGGTGTTACTATTAATGACTCTGGAATACATGTAACAGGAGTCATCACTGCAACATCTTTTGTTGGTGATGGTTCTAATGTAACAGGTATTTCAACACTTAACATCACAGGTTATAGTGGTGGTGGAGGAGGAGCATTTTCGTATGATAACACCACAAATGTCTTTACAACAAATCTAACATCATTACCAGATAGAGATACTGGTTCTAATAATTTCTTTGTAGGGGCAAATGCGGGAAATCGTATTACAACGGGTTCTCATAATATAGGAATAGGAACCTCTGCCGGAAATCAACTTACTACTGGAAGTTGTAATAACTTCTTTGGTAATTGTGCAGGAAGATGCAACACCACTGGATGCAACAATAACTTCTTTGGTAATCAGGCAGGATACAATAACACCTGTGGATGTCATAATAACTTCTTTGGTTGTTGTGCAGGACACTGCAACACCACTGGATGCAACAATAACTTCTTTGGTCGTTATGCAGGATGTCTCAACACCTCTGGAAGTCATAATAACTTCTTTGGTTGTTGTGCAGGAAGATGCACTACCGTTGGAAGTTCAAATAACTTCTTTGGTTATCAGGCAGGATATAGAAACTGTAGTGGAGTATTTAATAACTTCTTTGGATATTGTGCAGGATACAACAGCACCACTGGATGTGGTAATAACTACCTTGGTTATTGGGCAGGAAGATTAAACAGTTGTGGAAAATTTAATAACTTCTTTGGATATCTTGCAGGATGCAGGAACAGCACTGGATGTTGTAATAACTTCTTTGGATATCAGGCAGGATACAACAACACCACTGGATTTGAAAACAACTTTATTGGTGCTCATGCGGGATGTAATAATACCTTTGGGGATTATAATAACTTCCTTGGTACATGTGCAGGAAGATGTAATACCAGTGGAAACCATAATACTGCCATTGGTTGTAATTCAGGATACAACAACAGCACTGGAAACAATAATGTTTCAATAGGCCAAAGTGCAGGATGTTTAGTAACCGGTTCCAATAATATTATGATTGGTTGTGGAACTGGTATTGGTGTGAATGGAATGGGAGACCATACTGGTAGTGATACAATCTATATGGGTAATACTAGTCATACAAAGGCTTGTATTCAAATTGCATGGACAACAAACTCTGATGTTCGTAACAAGTGTATTTGGGGTAATGTTTCACATGGAAGAGATTTCTTGAGAAACGTAAATCCAATTAAGTATTCATTTAAGAGTAGAGATACAGATGAACTTATTGATGAAAAAATGAGATATGGTTTCTGTGCTCAAGAAATTTTATCTCTTGAACTTCCAGAAAATCCAGTTATTACTAATGTAGATAATGCAGATAATTATGGTGTCACCCATGAGTATTTGATTCCTATCTTGGTAAATGCTATTAAAGAACTTGATGCAGAAAACAAAGCAATTCTTGCTCGCTTGGAGGCCCTAGAGAAAGAAAGCCCTTGACGACCCCATCGCTCTCTGTTATACTATATGAGTAATCAAGGAAACCCACCGAATGCAAGACGAGTTTCTCACCCGTTGTGTTGTTGATCCTACTAAAAGGAAGTTCTATTTGTTTTCAAACGAAGGTGACGAGAAAGTGATTGATTGTGAAACAATGGAACAATTCATGAGCGTTCTTCAATTTGTTCGTGCTACTTGTAGTGAAGATGTTCTTGCATATTCCAATCCTCTTTGATAAGATGAATGCATATTCTCCAGAGCTTTACAAAGATATCCTAGAATGCTATAATTATGAGACCAGAAACCCGACAGTCTATGGAAATGTTATTTGCAGCAAAATGGAATTTACCAAAAGCAGCGAAAAACGCAGGACTGACCAACAAGGAGATGAAAATTACATTTAACGAGTATTGTACTTTTCATCCACCAACATATAAACCTGAATAAGGTTTTTCTTGGGAGTGTCGCATATTGGTTAATGCCCATGCCTTATAAGCGTGTGAACCGAGTTCAATTCTCGGCATTCCCACTTGCTCCTTTAGCTCTCTGGTGAAAGCTCTCTGCTCATAACAGAAGAAAGGTCAGTTCGATCCTGACAAGGAGCACTCGGGTGATTGGCGCAGAGGTAGCGCAGTAGATTTACATTCTATTGGTCACTGGTTCGAATCCAGTATCACCCACCTTGCGAGTATGGTGGAATCGGTAGACACACCAGACTTATGAAAATTGAGCCTCATTTGAGAAATCTTATGAGTGTAACTCCTCAAATTCGGGGAAACCTGTAAAATGGCAATCCCGAGCCAAGCATCGCAAGATGAAGGTGTAGAGACTAGACGGGGAGCACCTAAACCGAAAGGTATGGTGAAGGGATAGTCCAGACCACAAACCGTAAGGGCAAGGAAACTTGTAGTGGTAAGAAAATCTGTTGACCATTGCGGTCGTGGGAGTTCAAGTCTCCCTACTCGCATTAAAATAAATAAGACAAAACGGTAAGTATATGTCTTATCAATACAAAATCACCAGTTCATATTGTTGGTATAATAATGGCAGTATGATTGTGAAAATGTATTTCATAAATGGCCTTCCATTTACTTTTGATGAACTTCCAGATGGACATTTACGCGATAAAGAATTAATTAAAGAAGCAAATAAATCAATATCTTATGAACCAGATGAAATGTATCGATATTCATTTTATCTGATTGATGAAGAAATGCATCCGATGCTTTTTCCTGTTGATTTGGAAAATCCGGAAGATATGCCAGACCAAGAAATAGAACTTTGTGATGAGCAAGATTTTATGCGATAAATAAAATATAAGGAATTACTTGCAGAAAATAAAATGGGTCTCTCAAGATTAGAGAATTTTATCAAGAATGTTCGTGGCAATATTTTGTATGTGAGTCCCAATGATTTGGACTCTACTGATAGTATTGAAAATAGTGGAAATTCACTCACTCGACCATTCAAAACAATACAAAGAGCACTGGTTGAAGCATCTAGATTTTCATATCAAAAAGGATTGAATAATGATAGATTCAATCAAACAACTATTTTAGTATATCCTGGTGAGCATACTATTGATAATAGGCCTGGATATATTCCTGATGGTTTGGGTACATTTAAAACTAGAAGTGGATTTAACGCTGAAGATTTTACAGCATGGGATGGAAACACTGTATATGATTTAAATACCGAGAACAATGCACTATACAAATTAAATAGTGTTCATGGTGGTGTTATTGTTCCTCGTGGTGTATCAATTATTGGTATTGATTTAAGAAAAACGAAAATAAGACCAAAATATATTCCAAATCCAACTGATAGTAATATTCCAAGTTCTGCCGTGTTCAGATTAACCGGTGGTTCTTATGTACAAAATTTTACTATTTTAGATGGTGATCCAAATAGCACATCATATAGAGATTATTTGAACAGTGACTTTATTCCTAATTTTTCTCACCATAAATTAACCTGTTTTGAATATGTTGATGGTACAAATAATGTAAAAATAAGTGATACTTTCTTAACATATGAATCAACCAGAACAGACCTTGATATGTATTATGAAAAGGTCGGATTGGTCTATGGTACTGCAAGCGGAAGAGAAATTCAACCAGATTATCCGTCCACTGGTTTAGACATTGAACCTAAAGTTGATGAGTATCGTCTTGTTGGTCCTACTGGCCAATCTGTAGAAATTTCTGCCATACAAGCAGGTAATGGTGTTGTTGCCACAACAACTATCACAGTTACAACGGCAACTGCAATTGATGGTTTAGATGTAGATAATGTTATAGTTATTGATGGATTAGCAGATACAGAATATAATGGAAGATATACTGTTACTGAAAAAATTAATTCAACACAATTTAAATATATTACAAATAATCCTCCTGTAGACCCAAATCCATCATCAACTGCAACTGCAACAGCATCTATTGTCGTTGATAATATAACATCAGCATCTCCGTATATCAATACAATCACATTGAAATCTGTTTATGGAATGTGTGGTGTTCTTGCAGATGGATCAAAATCTTCAGGATTTAAATCAATTGTTATTTCGGAATTTTCAGGTATCTCTCTTCAGAAAGATGAAAATGCCTTTGTAAAATTTAATAAGACCAGTGGTGTATACGAAGATACTACAATTCCTGGTAATGAGAACTTAAGTTCTGATATAGATGCAGTTTATAAACCAGCATATTCAAATTTCCATATTAAAGGAACTGGAGATACTTATATTCAAGCAGTATCTTGTTTTGCTATCGGTTTTTCAGAGCAATTTGTTTCTATTGATGGAGCAAATTTATCGTTAAGTAATTGTAATTCAAATTTTGGAGCTAAATCATTATCTTCATCTGGTTTCAAAAATACTGCAACAAGTACTGAAGATTTAGGATACATTTCTCATATTCTTCCACCAAGAGAAGTGGATGAAGATGAAATTAGTGTATCTTTTGCTCCGATTGATATTAAAACTACTATTGGAATTGGTACAACTAATGAAAGATTATATTTGTATGATCAAAAAAATGTAGACTCTATACCATCAAGTGAGTTCAATGGATATAAAATTGGTGCAAAAGCATCTGATAAACTTTATATTTTAACCTCAAATGGTGAGCAAAAGGTAGAGCATTTTTCAAGAATTGTAATGTCTAATTCTCAGTCTAGTTCTGAAAAAGTATTTAATGTTCTCAAAACAAATGTTGGTATCAATAGTATTGTTTCTAATACCATTACATTAACAGAAAATCATACTTTCCAGAATGCAGAATCGGTGAGAGTTATCAGTGAAGATGGTTCTCTTCCAGATGGAATAGAATCAAACACCGTATATTATGCAATTACCTCTGGAGTAGATCCTGACGAGATTAAACTTGCGAGTAGTGAAGCTAATGCAAGAACTTTAAGTGCGATTTCATTTAATAATTTTGGAGGTTCTTTAAAGATTGTCAGTAGGGTATCTGATAAAAAATCTGGTGATGTTGGCCACCCAATCCAATATGATACTGGTTCTAGTCAATGGTATATTAAGGTAGCAACTGCTAATACAGAGAACTTAATTTATTCAAATGTAATTGTTGGTTTAGGAACAACTGCATTTAATAATGACGCATCACCTAAAACATATGTGAAGAGAACACCTGATAATAGGCAATTAAAGGATTCAATTTATCGTCTTCGTTATGTTATACCTGAAGTTGATTCAACAGTGGCAAAACCACCATCTATTGGAGCAGTTATTCAAGAATCAAGTACTTCAATTGGTAGCACAGCAATAGAAGTAGGAAAATATTTTGGTTCCGGCACACTGACTAATTCAAATCAATTAAGAAATTTTAAAATTATATCTGATGTTTCATGGGATACTGAATTAGCATATTTCACAACAGAAGTTCCACACAAGTTGAATGTGGGATCACAAGTTCAAATTAATAATGTAAAGAGCACCTTGAATGTTGCTGGAGTAGGAAATTCAGGATTTAATAGAACTTATTCTGTTGTTGGGGTAGGAAGTGCTAAACAATTTAGTGTAGGATTATCAACAGATCCAGGATCTTTTACGAGTGATATTACAGTAAGAGATACAAATCTTCCAAACTTCTCAAGAAAAAGATATAGAAATACTTATTATGTGCAAAATGTTGAAGAAGTTCAAGAATATATTAGTGGAGTTCAACCTGGAGTTTATTATCTAACAGTTTTGAATTCTACTAATTCTCCATCAATATCACCATTCACTGGAGAAAGTTTCTCTCAACCAATACAGAATCTTTATCCAGAAATTGATAGAGATAATTTATTGTCTGACATAAATGCTACAATTTCTGTAGCTTCACCATCTCCAATTGGAAAAGTTACTGTTGATGATTCGAAAAATAGCATTACAAGAGAAACATCTGATAAATTTATATCCGATATCAATATTGGTGTGGGATTAACTGATATTTTAACAAATGTTGTCGGTACTGGTGGAACTATTCATGAATTACGTACAAAAATTGACCATGGACTTAATGGTGCAATAAAAGTTAGCATTGCTTCCAGTGGTGCAAATTATGGTACGGGTTCTGCTTCTGAAGTCATTTATTATGGCGCAAAACTAGTTGCATCTGCATCATCAACTGGACCAACAGGAAAACATGCATCTGCTAGAGTTACTGTAGATGCAAATGATGGCGGAATTACTGAAGTATTAATAACTGATGGTGGAAGTGGATATTTCCCAGGAAATCAATGCAAAATTGTTAGTGTAGCAACTACAACAGGACATAGTGCGGCAGAAGTAGTAATTGAAAAAGTCAATGATAATGTTGGAGATGTTGTTAAGATTGTAGGAGTTTCTTCCGATACTTATGAACCATATAATACATTATACAGAATTACTTCTGTTGGTATTGGTTCCGAAAAAGATTTTAGAGCCGAGTCTATTTCTGAAATTAGTGGGGTTACAACCACCGGAATTGGTGCAACTGTTCTATCAAATGCAGTTTTATATAATGTTGGAAAATCTGTTGGCATTTCAAGTATCAATTATTTTTCAAGCACTGGTATTGCAACAGTCACAACAAATTCTAATCATGGATTTGGCGTAAACAATAAAGTTAGAATTGTTACTGGTATTGCAACAATGCCAGAATTTGATGGTGAATTTATCATCAAAAAAGATGAAAGTCTTACATCATTCTCATTTAATTTGGGTATTGGTGTCACAGACCAACCTGTTGCTATGGGTTCATCTATGTTTGTACTTCCAACAGGATGGACATCAAATGCAGGGACACTTGGTGAAAAGGATAGTAGTGTTAATGCTAGAATGGTTTCAAATTATGCTGGAATTACAACAACACTTTCATCTGGTATTGCCAATGCCACAACCGATGAAGTATCATTAACAAACGTTGGTGATTTAAATCTTGCCGCAGGTGATTATCTATCCATTGATAATGAAATAGTAAGAATCAAAACAAATCCATCAAATCCGTTAAGCAATCCACTTTTAGTCTTTAGAGGGGTTCTTGGATCAAAAGCAACATCTCATGATTCTGGATCAATTGTTCGTAAAATACAACCACTTCCAATTGAATTTAGAACACCATCTAAAAATGTAGCTCAAAGTCATGTTTGGGAACATGTTGGTTTTGGACCAGGAAATTATTCTACAGGTCTTCCTAGTAATCAAACTCGTGGAAAAACACCTGAAGAAGAAATATTATCACAGTCATATAAGAAGGATGGTGGTCTTAATTTCTTTGATGGAATTGATAATGAAGGATCTAGTTACTTTGGAAATAAGAAAATTAATAATATTTCTGGAGAAGAGGAAGTATTTGATGGACCAAATCTTAATAGTGAAACTGTAATCAATACAAAATCAACTACATTTGAAGGAAAATTAACTTCAACTTCAGATGAAGGTGTTGAGGCAAAAAATATACTATTAAAAGGAAATGTAGACCTTGCCAAAAAACATACTGTAGAAAAAGAAGCACCATCATATACAGGAAATCCTGGCGACATTGTTTATTCGGATCTTCCAATTGAGGGTCAAAATTCTGCCTGGATATATGCAAATGATAAGAGTTGGAAGAGAACAGGACCAATAGCATTGTCAGCTGACACCGATTCTTACCTATTCAGTAGTGTAGGTATTGGAACTACAACGTTATCTCTAAAAGATCATATTGTGCAAATTGGTTCTGGTTCAAGTATTGTTACCATTGGACCAAATGGAAGTGTTGGTGTTGGATCAACAGGGCATATATTTAAGTTCAGAGTAGAAGGTACATCACATTTCTCCGGTAGTGTTTCTGCAGGTGATGCTATTACTGCGAGTAGCTTTATTGGTGATGGCTCTGGTCTAACAAATCTGAACGTATCGGCAACTGGATGGGCACAAGTTGAAGCTGGACTTGGAACTGGTATTTACAATACTCAACTAAACAGAGTTGGTATTAATACTGCTGCTCCACAAGTTGTTCTTGATGTTGGTAGTCCCACATCTGGTGTTGGTGGAACAGATTTAAGAGTACGTAACATTGCAAAATTTGATAGTTCAGTAGTTGCACAAAATATTAGTGTAGGTGGTATTCTTACGTCAACAAATTATCGTCTTGATAGTACGTTATCTAGAATTAGATCAGGGATTGTAACTACATCCACATTAGTTGTTGGTACTGCTGGAACTGTTATTACAACAAACTCTTCCCAGAATATTGGTATTGGAACACTTGCAGCAAGAACTAAATTGGATGTTGAAGGAAGATTGAGAACTAAATCTCATTCCGAAAATATTGAAGTCGTATCTGTTTCTGCTGGAAACGTTAATATTGATTTGAACAAAGCAACAATATTTGATTTAGATCTTTCAACTTCTGGCACTGATGTTACCCAATTTACCCTTCTTGGAACTCCAGATTCTGCAGCTTCTTCGGAGTTTGTTATTAGAATTAAATCAAATGGTTCTAATTCTGTTGGTATCAATACATTCAAGAATCAATCTGGAACTAATTTGAGAGTATATTGGCCATCATCTGTTCCCAATGTTTCAATATCTACAGATAAGTATGATTTCTATAGATTTAGAACTTTCTCAAGGTCTGGAGCGATTGACGTATTTGGTTTTGTTGATGGACAAAACATGGGATATCAATACTGATAAATAATAAAAAAAGTAGTATTCTGGGGGAGAGTGAACCCAAATGGCAGGAATTAATAAGAATTTTGTTATTAAGAATGGCATTGAGGTCAACACTAATTTAATTGTAGGTAATACTGAATTAGGTCGAGTTGGTATTGGAACCACTCAACCTCTTCAAAATTTACATGTTGTCGGTGGTATTGGTGCAACATCCATCGATGTTACTGGGGTTGCAACCATTCGAACATTGAATGTCCTTGGAGTTACAACTCTCCCACAATTGGTTCTTGGTGCTGGAGATCCTGTCATAACAGGAACACCAAATCAGATATTAGCTGTTTATGATGGTGTACATATTGAGGGAAATACTGGTATTGGTATCACCTTACCAAATGCCAGATTAGATGTTGTTCCACCATCAGATAAAAGTGCAGGTATATTTTCAGGATCATCTTCTGAAGGGATGGTTCATATTGTTCAGAAAGGTGAGGGGGATGCATTAAGAGTTGAGAGTATTCCTGCAGGTATCAACACAACTGCTTTTGTCGTAACAGGAGTCGGAACAGTTGGTGTAGGAACCACTAATCCAGATGTTAAACTTACTGTTTGGACATCAGTATCTACAGGAACCACTGCAATTTATGCAAGAGGTGATGTTGTTGGCACTGGTATTGGTTCCTTTATTAGTTTGCAATCAGAGACTGCAAATGTTGCTATTGGAACGATTGGTAAATTAGTAGGTCAGTCTTTAAATTATAGTGGAATTAATACATTAACAAGCATTGAATCTACAGAACTAACAGTAAGTGGATTCTCTACGTTAGGTAGTGCCAAGTTATCAAATACAATTCTTGCTGGTGTTAATACTGGATTGTATGCTCCAGGTATTTCTACATTAACTTATCTAACAGGTCAATCTGCAAACTATAGTGGAATTTCTACATTAACTTCTCTTGATGGAGTATCATTAAATTATACTGGTATTTCTACTATTAGTCATGTAAGTGGAACAACTTTGGTTGTTTCTGGATTCTCTACATTAGGTAGTGCCAAGTTATCAAATACAATTCTTGCTGGTGTTAATACTGGCCTCTATGCTCCAGGTATTTCTACATTAACTTATCTAACAGGTCAATCTGCAAACTATAGCGGTATCAATACTCTTGGTTTTGTCGAGTCAATAACCTTAAATGTTTCTGGATTTAGTACTCTTGGTGCTACTTCTGCATCATTATTAAGTGTTTCTGGTGTCTCTACACTTACTGGAGGTGTTAATGCTGATGCAGGTATTAAGGCCGCAAGATTAAGTGTTGCTGGAATTTCTACATTAGGACAAACCACAACTGCAGGTCTCAAGAACACTGGAATTTCTACATTAGGTAATGCAACAGCAGACACATTAGTTGTTTCTGGATTTAGTACTCTTGGTGCTACTTCTGCATCATTATTAAGTGTTTCTGGTGTTTCTACACTTACTGGTGGAGTAAATGCTGATGAAGGTATTAAGGCCGCAAGATTAAGTGTTACTGGAATTTCAACATTAAGTGATGCAACATCAACTAACCTTGTTGTATCTGGATTTAGTACTCTTGGTGGTTCATCTGCAACATTATTGAGTGTTTCTGGTGTCTCTACACTCACTGGTGGAGTAAACGCCGATGAAGGTATTAAGGCCGCAAGATTAAGTGTTACCGGTATTACTACATTAGGTCAAACTACAGCAACAGGATTAAAAGTTACTGGAATTTCTACATTAGATCAAACTACCACAACTGGTCTTAAGAACACTGGAATTTCTACATTAGGGAATGCAACAGCAGACACTTTAGTTGTTTCTGGATTTAGTACTCTTGGTGGTTCATCTGCAACATTATTAAATGTATCTGGATTTAGTACTTTTGGATCTATTAGTGCAATAAATGCAAACTTCACGGGCGTTACCAGTATAACATCACTTGCTCTTGGTGAACAATTAGCATTAAGTTCTTTCAGTGTAAGTTCAGAATTTGTTAGTACTGCAGGTGTTAGTACACTTTCTGCCACACAAATATCAACATTAGAAGTCACTGGCATTTCCACATTAGGTCAAACCACAACTGCAGGTCTTAAGAATACTGGAATTTCAACATTAGGTAATGCAACAGCAGACACTTTAGTTGTCTCTGGATTTAGTACTTTTGGTGGTTCATCTGCAACTTTACTTAACATTTCTGGTGTCTCTACACTTACTGGAGGTGTTAATGCTGATGCAGGTATTAAGGCCGCAAGATTAAGTGTTACCGGTATTACTACATTAGGTCAAACTACAACTACTGGCTTTAAGAACACTGGAATTTCTACATTAGGGAATGCAACAGCAGACACTTTAGTTGTTTCTGGTGTCTCTACACTCACTGGTGGAGTAAATGCTGATGCTGGAATTAAGGCTGCCAGATTAAACGTTACTGGTATTACTACTTTAGGTCAAACTACAGCATCAGGATTAAATGTTGCTGGTATTACTACATTAGGTCAAACCACAACTGCAGGTCTTAAGAACACTGGCATTTCCACTTTAGGTAATGCTACGTCAGATACTTTAGTTGTTACCGGTATTACTACATTAGGTCAAACCACAACTGTTGGTCTCAAGAACACAGGCATTTCTACATTAGGAAATGCAACAGCAGATACATTATCTGTCTCTGGTGTTGCTACTGCAAGTTCCTTCAGTGGTTCTGGTTCTGGTTTAAGTGATGGAACTGTACCAATTGCATCTCTTGATATTGATGGTGGTACAGAACTATCATCTCTGGCTAATGAAGATTTATTCATTGTTGATGATGGTGCAGGTGGAACTAATCGTAAAATTACTGCAAGCAACGTAAGTGCATATGTTCTTGGTGGTGCATCAGGAAGTGTTAATTTCCAGAACTTGAATGTGAGTGGTATTGGTACAATAGTTAATCTTATATCAACTAATGCAAATATTAGTGGAGTATTAACAGCTACTAATATTGAAGGTAATGGTGATGGAATTACTTCAATTCGTGCAGGTATTCTGACCGGTTCTCTTCCTCCGATTGATGGAAGTCAACTGACAGGAATTGTTGCAACTGGTACTGGTGTTCAAATATTTGATGGATATGGTGGTTCTTATGGATATGGTGCTGTTTATTCGGGTATTGGTATTACTTTTGTATATAATACTGATAACGTTACTGTAGATTTCAATGCAGGAATAACAACAATTGGCCTTTCAACCTCTGTGAGCATTGGAGGTTCAATGACTGCAACATCATTCCATGGTGATGGTGCGGGTCTTACAAATGCTGGTGCTTTCAACTATGATAACACCACAAATATTTTTGCACAAAATATTACATCATTACCAAATAGAACTGATGGTGCTGATAACTTCTTTGCAGGTAGATCTGCAGGACATAATATTACTAGTGCAGACAACAATATTGCAATAGGATCTTCTAGTGGTTTAAACCTTACATCCGGACACAATAATATATTCCTTGGTGCTTGTGCAGGATGTAATACTGATACTGCATATCATAATGTATTCCTTGGTGCATGTGCAGGATGTAACAATAGCGGTGGCGATTATAATACCTTCATTGGTCAGCATTCGGGACGTGATAACACATCTGGAAATTATAATACTTTCATTGGTCGTTCTGCAGGATACAACAACAATACTGGCGATTATAATACCTTCATTGGATATTGTGCAGGATATGACAATTGCAATGCTTCAAACAATACCTTCATTGGATATCTTGCAGGAAGGTGCAACAGCACTGGAGCTGGTAATTTCTTCGTTGGTCAGTGTGCAGGACATTTCAGTTGTAGTGGATTTTACAATAACTTCCTTGGTGATAGTGCAGGATATTGCAACACCTCTGGAACCAATAATAACTTCCTTGGTAGATGTGCAGGATGTAGTAATACCTCCGGATCTTATAATAACTTCTTTGGACATGATGCAGGATGCAAAAACACCACTGGAAGTTGTAATAACTTCATAGGCGAGTGTGCAGGATTCTGCAACACCGATACTAATGGCTCAGTAGCAATTGGACAATCAGCAGGATATCATAATGATGCTTCTGATAATGTCTTCTTGGGAAGAAATGCTGGATTTACTACTGTTACTCGTTCTTCAAGTGACCTTATTACGGGTTCTCATAACTTCATATCGGGTGTTGGAGCTGGTTCCTCATTAACCACTGGATGCAATAATACCTTCATTGGTAATAGAGTAGGAAGATACAACACCACTGGAGATTACAATAACTTTCTTGGCAATTTTGCAGGAGGAAATAACACCACTGGAGGTTGTAATAACTTCTTTGGTAATCAGGCAGGATACTACAATACCACTGCAAATAATAATAACTTCCTTGGTAGTTCTGCCGGATACAAAAACACCACTGGAAGTCATAATAACTTCCTTGGTGATAGTGCAGGATATTGCAACAATTCTGGAAGTAATAATAACTTCATTGGTGAGCGTGCAGGATTCTGCAGCGTCGATGGATGTCACAACAACTTCTTTGGTTGTCGAGCAGGATGCAAAACCACTGGAGTTTGTAATAACTTCTTTGGTGCAGCTGCAGGTGTAAGTAACACCTCTGGAAGTAATAATAACTTCTTTGGTAATGCAGGAGGAAATAATACCACTGGAAGTTATAATAACTTCTTTGGTCAGTCTGCAGGATGGGTCAACTCTTGTGGATGCCATAATAACTTCTTTGGTTGTTGTGCAGGATACAGCAACAGCACTGGATGTTATAATAACTTCTTTGGTCCTTTTGCAGGAAGATGCAACACCACTGGTTATGATAACGTAGCAATTGGCCGATGTGCAGCACATTGCAGAACCACTGGTCATAGTAATGTTTCTATAGGTAATTCTGCAGGTTACTTTAGTACTGGTAATAATAATACCTTTATTGGTGTCCTTGCAGGTTCAGGTTTTGCTAGTGCATCTGGTTCGTATAACATATTCTTTGGACATTGTTCAGGTCGTTCAAATACTAGTGGAGCATGTAACCTTTTTGCAGGTTTAAGAAGTGGTGCATGTAATACAACAGGAGAATTCAATATCTTCTTTGGACATTGTGCAGGACATTGCAACACTGATGGAGATTGCAACATTGTTGCTGGTTATAAGGCAGGTTTCTCAAATGAAACAGGTTGTCATAATGTCTTCCTTGGTTGGTGTGCTGGTGCCACAAGCACTAAAGGAGAACAGGTTGCAATTGGATATAATGCAAGAGTTGCTGCACCTACAGAAAGCACCCAATTAGCAATTGGTATTGGTAATACAAATTGGATTGATGGTAATGAGTCATACTTTGTTGGATTTGGAATTACTAATCCAACACAAAGAGTTGATGTTGGTGGAAACATAAAGGTTTCTGGAGAACTTCATGGTCCAACTAACTTCGTCATTGATCCAGCGGCAGTTGGTGATAATACTGGTTCGGTAAGAATTAAAGGAGACCTTTATGTTGATGGTGATAACTTTGTTGTCAATTCGGAAACAATTACTCTTGGTGATTTTGTAGTTGGTATCGCATCCACAGTTCCAAATCGCACTGAATTGGATGGTGCAGGAATTGGAATTGGCAGTGATGTTACTTTCCTTTATGATGATACAAATACTGCACTTAAATCTAATGTAAATCTGAATCTTTCTTCTGCTGATAAAACATATAAGATTAATGGAACTGATGTTCTGTCTGCAACAACGCTTGGATCTGGAGTTGTTAATTCTTCACTAACATCTGTTGGAAATCTTACATCATTAACTGTTAGTGGGGATGTTAGTGTCAATGGTAGTGGAGGTATTTCGGTTGTCGGTGTTGTAACTGCATCTGACTTCAATTCAACTTCTGATCAAAAACTGAAGACAAACATACAGAGAGTTGAAAATGCAGTTGATAAGGTACAACAAATTGATGGTGTATCATTCAATTGGATTGAAAATAATAAACCTTCTATGGGTGTTATTGCTGACCAGGTTGAAAAAGTTCTGCCTGAACTGGTAAGTAATACCGATCCGAAGACGGTTAATTACAACGGATTGATAGGTCTTCTGATTGAGGTTGTAAAAGAACAACAAACACAAATTAATGATTTGAACGAAAGACTATCAAGACTTGAGTGATTACTAAATAATAAAAAACTACCCAGTATATACGAGGACGGTAGATGGCTATTAAAATTTCCAATTCTACTATTATCGATGATAATAGAGATATTCTAAATGCTGGAACCACGGGTGTTGGAACTATAACCGTTGGTTCTGGCGTTACAATTTACAATGAGGGTGGTGGTAGTGCATACATTGGATTTGCAACTCATAATGTTAGAATTGGAGATAGCACAACAGGTCAATCATTAACAAGCGGAAAAAATAATACTTTTATTGGTGTTGGTGCAGGACGTAGCAACACCTCTGGAACTAATAATATCTTCTTTGGTCAACAATCAGGATTCTGTAATACTTATTCTAATGGTTCTGTAGCAATTGGTGCATCAGCAGGATATCATAATAATGGTGATGACAATGTTTTTATTGGCCGAAATGCTGGATTTACTACTGCTACTCGTTTTTCAGGTAATCTCATTTCAGGTTCTAATAATTTTATATCAGGTGTTGGAGCTGGTTCATCATTAACCTTTTCAAACCATAATGTCTTTATTGGTCTTTGTGCAGGACACTATACCACTACCGGAAGTTATAATATATTCCTTGGAAAATTTTCAGGATGTAGCAACACTACCGGAGGATATAATAATTTCTTTGGGGCATGTGCAGGATATTCTAACACTAGTGGATGTCATAATAACTTCTTTGGACACTATGCAGGATGTTCTAACACCAGTGGAAAGTATAACAATTTCCTAGGCCTCAGTGCAGGATGTAATAATACCGAAGGATGGTATAACAACTTCCTTGGTATTTGTGCAGGATTCAAAAACACCACTGGATGTGATAACAACTTCCTTGGTCAGTGTGCAGGAGTTTGTAACACCACTGGATGTAATAACAACTTCCTTGGTGAGTGTGCAGGATTAAAAAACACCACTGGATGTGATAATAACTTCCTTGGTCTTCGTGCAGGAGTTTGTAACACTGAAGGATGTCATAATAACTTCCTTGGTGAGTGTGCAGGATTCAAAAACACTACCGGATCATATAATAACTTCCTTGGTCCCTCTGCAGGCAAATGTAATACTACTGGAGGTTCAAATAATTTCTTCGGAGTTCTTGCAGGATTCCGTAATACTGTTGAGTGTGGAAATGTTTATATTGGGGAATGTGCAGGATATAATTCACAGGGACATACTGCATGGGATAGTGTTGATGCAAGTGAGCAATATAACACCTTTATAGGATATAGAGCTGGATTCTCTACAGCATCTCCATATGGATTTTCGCGTAGAAACGTTGCAATCGGATATTGTGCAGCTGGTTCTATAGGAGTAGCTTTCCCTCAACAAGGTGGAATAGATTATTGCCCAATTTCCAACATATTCATTGGAGAATGTGCTGGTTATAATGCTAATGGCGACATGTATGATAACGTTTTCCTTGGAAGATATGCAGGGGAAAAAGCTTCAGGTTGTGTCACCAATAACGTTGCTATTGGACGTAGTGCTCTTGGTTATGCTGAAAATAATTTATGGAATGCCTTGTCCAAATCCGAGCATAATATAGCAATTGGATATTTTGCTGGTTATTTATCTCGTGATGGATGTTATAATAACTTCCAGGGATATCAGGCAGGATGTAGTAACACTACTGGATGGCATAATAACTTCTTTGGACAACAAGCAGGATTGTGCAACACCACTGGATGCTATAATAACTTCCTTGGACGATGGGCAGGATGCTTCAACACCACTGGAAGTGTTAATAACTTCATTGGTTATTGTGCAGGATGTAGCAACACCACTGGATCCAATAATAACTTTCTTGGACAAGGTGCAGGAAAGTGCAACACCTGTGGAGGTTGTAATAACTTCATTGGATGTGCTGCAGGACGGTCCAACACCACTGGATGTTATAATAACTTCTTTGGCAGAAGGGCAGGATACGGTAACACCACTGGATTCCATAATAATTTTATTGGTCATATGGCAGGATGTAATAACCTCTCTGGAAATTCCAATAACTTCATTGGATATCAGGCAGGCCTGAACAACACCTCTGGAGATTGTAATAACTTCTTTGGATCTATGGCAGGAAGAGCCAACACCACTGCATGTCATAATAACTTCATTGGTTCATGTGCAGGATGCAGAGTCAACACCGGAGGTTATAATAATTTCTTTGGTAATTTTGCAGGAAGGTATATCACTACTGGATGTCATAATAACATCCTTGGCCATTGTGCAGGACATGGCACCTTTGCAATTGGAGAAACAATAAATGGATGCCATAACAACTTCTTTGGACAATATGCAGGGATCTCGATTACTTCCGCAAGTTATAATAACTTTATTGGTTTTCGTGCAGGTGAAGGTCAGAAAAATGTATTATTTTACAGTAATTGTGCGACAGGGTGCCATAATAACTTCTTTGGAAGTTATGCTGGTCGTTATAATCTCTCTGGTTCTAGCAATATTTTCCTAGGTCAATGTGCAGGTAACACAAATACCACTGGTTCTTGTAATATTGCCATTGGTAGGGATGTAGAGCTTCCATCTGCAACTGGTGACAAACAACTTGCAATCGGTGATGGAACTGATCGTTGGATTAGTGGTGATAGTGATTTCATTGTAACTGCAAATGTAAGAGGATCCACACGTCAGATTGTTGGTTATAGCACTGATGCTACTTTTACACAACCAATAACTGCAGCCCAATTTAACACTATTGATGATATGGCTATTGAGATTACTCTTAACAGTGCTTCAAATAAAGTTCTTGTTACTTTTGATCTTACTGGAGAATTTGCTAATACCGCTAGTAATTATGATACTGGCATTTCTATTCAAAGACATAGTGGCAATTATGCAGGTGGATTCATAGATGTGGCACCAGGAGAGACCGCTGCCGGATATCATAATTCTGCTGGAAGCAGAAATCGTGGAATAACAACACCAGTTGTGAATTATTCTCAAGACGCTGCCAGCACTGCAGAAAAACTATCAATTATCAATTTCCTGGATAGTCCAAATACAACTGGTATTGTGACATATTACCCAACAATTTATCCAAGAATCACCGACACTTGGTATGGTAATAGAACGGTCGCTGATACTGACGGCAATCAACATGAAAGATTTATTTCATACATCACTCTTCAAGAAATTGTTGGTTGATCTCTTTTTATAGAGAATGTTATAGTGTAATTGAGGTTATTGATTAAGAACTAAATACAGTATGATTGATTGAGTTGTATTATTCTATGGCATTTCTTTCACAATTGAGCAACAAGAATAAGTCAGGTTCAGAAAGAAAGTTTTACTTTATGGCAGGTCTTCCACGTTCTGGAAGTAGTTTATTATCTGCACTATTGAATCAAAATCCAAGATTTTATTCTGGACCTTCAAGTCCTGTTCTTTCAACAATGTATTCAATTGAAAATCATCTGGCAAATGATGAATTATATCATGGTTATCCAAAAGAACAACAGGCATTTGAATTGATTTCTAGTGTCATTCATCACTTCTATAGTGATGTATCTGACCCAGTGATTATAGATAAAAATCGTGCATGGCCTGCAAGAGTATCATATATTGAAGGGTATATTGGACATAAAGCAAAGATTATTTGTCCTGTAAGAGACATTGATGAGATTCTGACATCAATGATTACGATGATTCGTCGTAATCCTTACAAAGAGGGACAATCAAGAATTAACTTTATTGATGAACAATTGGTTAAACTCAATATTCCAATCAGTGATGATAATCGTTGCGAGTATATTGCAGGTCCTGAAGGTATTTTGGGACAATCACTCAATGCAATGATGGAAGGTGTAAATCAAGGATTTGCAGATAGATTGCATTTTGTAGAGTATAAAGACCTCGTAAATAAACCTCAAGAAACACTTAATCAAGTGTATGAATTTCTTGAAGAAGAACCATTTGAGCACACATTTGATAATCTTAAGAATGAAAATCAAGAGAATGATTTGAATACTTATGGGCTTGCAGATATGCACCATGTTCGTGCAGAACTTAAATCAACAGCATCAAATCCAGAAGAGATTCTTTCTCTAGATGTTAGAAAAAGATGTGAAGGCATGGACATTTGGCGTCAAATCAATTATAATCAGAATGAACAAGTTGTACCTAATGTAATTAAGATATAAAATGAAAGAAAAGTATTGTATTTTTCATGTTCAAGGTGGACTTGGAAAGCACATTGCATCTACAGCAGTTGCAAAGTGTATTAAAAATAATTATCCAGAACGAAAACTCATCGTAGTTGCCGTTTATACTGACGTATATCTTAATCTTCCCTTCATTGATAGGGTATATCAATTAGGAAATACGAATTATTTTTACCAAAACTATATTGAAAATAAGGACTCTTTGATTTTTCATAATGAGCCTTATTTTACAACAGATCATGTTCATAAACGTCTTCCACTAATTCAAACTTGGTGCAAGATGTATGGTTTGAATTATCGTGGAGAGATGCCACAAATTAAATTCAATCCACTACAAAAGAAAATTTCCAAAGATGTATGGAAAAAAGGTGATAAACCAATGATGGTTATTCACACTAATGGTGGATTGATTGAACCAAATGCAAGACCATATCTATGGGCACGAGATATGCCCATAGATATTGCACAAGAAATTGTTGACAAATACCATAAAGATTATACGATTTATCAGTGCACAAAGGTCAATTCAGAAAAATGTATCAATGCCGAAATCATTGAATTCGGATTTGAACAAGGTAGTATGCAGTTAGGAATCCTTGAGTTTTTGAGTATTATTTTACATAGTGACAAGAGGATTCTGATTGATAGTTCACTACAACATGCTGCAGCTGCACTGAAACTTCCATCATTGGTTCTTTGGAATGGAACAAGTCCAAAGGTATTTGGATATGATATGCACACAAACCTTGAAACTATCAAACCACAAAACTTCAAACTTCCCGGAAGTTATTTGTTTGATTTTGATTTCAATGGTCCAGAGCATGAATATCCATTTGATGAGGATGAGAAGTTATTTGATACTGACAAAATTTTTCAATACATAGAAGAGAAGTAAAGGAGTAAAGTTATGCCTTCAGAAGAAATGACCCCAGAAGAAATCGCAGGAACATACAATGCTGCGATGGACAGTGTAAATCTCATCAATAGAATTGTAGAGCAAGAAATTCTTTCAGAAGATGATGAAGATACTGTTAGTCGTAATGTAGAACATCTTAAGATTCAAGTAGGAAAAGATTTTTGGACTACAGAAGATCTAACACCATTCAATGATGCGATCACAGCTGGTGAAGCAGTTCTCTGATTATCATTCGTAACAACACTTACCTCTTGAACTTTTGTTTCAGGAGGTTTTTTAATGCTTGACAAACACTTAAAATATGTGTACAATTACCTTTGTGGAGGTTGATAAAAATAAAAGCTAAATATTTCTTTTAGATACTTATGAAAACGATTGAAAGACACAGATACAAAGACAAGGAGATATTTGAGACACGCACTCTAAAGTTTAGACCATTTGAATATAAAGATATTGATTTGGTGATGTTAATGATTGCAGAGAATCTCACACCAAAGATGGTATCAAAAAAATATAGAGAAGAGAATAAAGATAATCCAATGTTTGGACATTGCTATCATTCTTCTCAAGCATTATATTATCTTATGAATACAGATGTATTGGAACAAATGAGTGCAATTGATTATCATGATGAAGCACATTGGTGGTTAAGAGATAAGTATACGCATGAAGTGTATGATATTACTGCAGATCAATACTATTCAGTCAATCAAGTTCCACCATATGCACAAGGTAAAAAGAAAGCTTGGTATGGATGGAAACAGAGACCACATCAAAGAACATTAGATTTGATGGTAAAGGTTTTAAGTAATAGACTTATTTCAGATGAAGTGTTGACATATTAAACTGGGCCCTGTAAAGTGTCCTAGTGATGTGAGGGAGAGCAATCAACTTCACAACACCAGTTGACAACGGTTCTCCGATTTGTTATACTGACCTCATCAAACGAAACACTGTTTGATCTCGTATCCTTCTTCTAACATATTGAAGAAGTATGCAAAAACCCACACTTTTTCAAACTTCAATTATGCAGACCAATCAAAATTTTATGATCCCGCTCAAGGAGCCTATTAGTCTTCTTGAATATGCTTACCTTCTGCTTAAGACCCGTAAGTTTTGTGCTCCAGAGCAATTCCAACGCCCTGAAGCATGGCAAGTAAAGGATCGTAAATCATTTTTTCAATCAGTGTTGATGAATCGTGCAGAAGGCACTCTTGTCTTGGTTGATATTCAACAATGTATCGAACGTATGGAATATGGCGGAGATACAAGTAGCGATACTTATAAATTTTTCAAAAAATACTTTAATGAAGGGTTCAAGTATTTTGTTCTAGATGGTAACAACCGTCTGTGCTTTATCACTTCTCTTCTAGAAGATAATTATCTTATTCCCGAAGGGACTTACGAATTTATCAGTGATGAAGTCAACGGAAACATTTCATCATTTACTGTTCGCAAGGGAAAGCAAAAGTTCTCTGACCTGCCTACACGAGTTCAACGTGTTATTCAATCTCGAAAGTCTGTGTTGAGTGTCTATACTCAAATTACCTTGGAAGGTATGTCTGAAGTGTTCCAAAATGTGAACTCTGGTGTTCCTCTTAACGCACAAGAACTTCGCAACGCATATTCTTCTCCTTGGGCTGAGTTTTTTCGCGATCTTTCAAAGGAGGTTGCACCTCTTCTTGGTTACACTCACAAAGACCCCATTTTCCGTCTTAAGGGTCAAGAATGGTTGGTTGATTGTATTGCCATGGCAATTGATGGAATTGCAATCAATGAAGTTACTGGAGAACTTCAATTTACTGGAGTTACACAAACATCTAAAAACAAACTGTATAAGAGCACTTTCTTTACTCAAGAGGAGCAAAACTTCTATACTAATAAATTCATTGAATTGATGGATTTCATTTCTCAAATGCTCCATGATGAAATTCTTGAAGAAAAATCTCTCAAGCAAAAATCTAAAATCCAAAATCTTTATTGGATGATGACAACTGTTGATGGAATTGAGACCTATGATCAAGCAGTTGCAGCTGTTGAAAAGCAAGAAATTGCTTATCTTGACAAGCAACGTAAGTTTGGTGAAGAGGACAAAACCTTCCGTCAATGTTGTGAAGGCATGAATGCTGAAAACTTGGAGGTTCGATACACAATTCTTACCGAAATTCTTACCGAAGTGGTCGGTGAGCGCAATGATTTCTCTACTCTCAATGAAGTTTTTGAAAGTGTCTGAACCTTGCGTTAGTTAGGAAGGAGTTTCAAGGGTTCTTTGAGTAATCATTGGGCCCTTCAAAGTGTTTTAGTTCTGTAACCATCTATTCTATGAAACGAGAATTTATCTGCGTTCAACCAAAATCCAATAAAGCAAAGAATCGTTTTGCTAATGAGATGGATAAACTTCATTCTTGTGTTGTTGAACAACGCACAGGAGGAAAGGTGTTTCTATCTTCTATCAGTGGAAAATACTCTTTTTGGATGAGTGAATCCTCTGATGATAACTGGGACGTTATTTAGCACTAGGCATAAATTTTTGTTGCCAAATGTCCTGATTTTCACACATTTTTGATAAATAGTGATAGAATTATGAGGTACACCCATGAATCCGTATTCTACATTATGATGTTCAATGTGCTTGGAGGATATTATGCACAATCTTATTTCTTACAATCAACTTGCGGGTTGGAAGCAATTTGAAACGACACTGAATCATTTCAATGAGCAAAGCGATGTCATCAATGATTACTACCAATGTTTAATAGAATGTGATGACAAACAGCATATCTGCAAAAAAATTTGTAAGGAGGTGCTCAATCAAGAATAATAATAATACATAGCCCTTGACGTAACCCGTCAGGGGTTTTATACTAAAACTGGATGGTAAATCTCATGAAACTGCAACCTCTTCTTCTGGCATTAACTGTTTTTTGTTCTGCTGCTCCTGCAAGTGCAGAGGTTTATATGTATCATGAATCATATTGCTATGAGAATATAGAAGAATATGTGCCAGGGTATCGTAATCGTTGGGGAAGATATGTTGGTGGTTATGTAAAGACAACTAGATCTAGAGTTCCATGCCACAGACATAGAAGTTATAGATCTGAACATCATCACTATCATTCCAATAACAACAATAATCAAAGCAAATCTAATGGAAAGAAAGACGATAATTCATGTATTGAAGGAAGTATATTAGGTGGTATTGCTGGTGGTGGTGCCGGTGCAGCTTTGTCTAGAGGAGATGGACGCTTTTGGGCGATTCCTACAGGCATTGTAGCTGGTGCATTAGTTGGATGTCAAATTGATGGCGGCTAAACAAAAAAACATAGTCACTTATGTAACCATGAATCTGGGGCAAGACAATACGTTTTGCAAATATCCTGGTAAAATGGTTACTATAGGAACGATGTCAATTGCACTATACTGGTTAGTAATGCTTGGTATGGTTGTAAACGCATATTATCATCATCACATCAACGTTGATATTGTTACAAAGTGTTAAGCAAATAAAAAGAGAATCTTAAAAAAACGGATCAGGTCAAAAATTCATAGTAAAATATTTTGAATCACACATAATCAATGACCCGACCATCAAAATCCACCGAACTCACTCAAGAAGAGTGGAACGATATGAAAGCAATCCGAAATGCTATCAAAGAAAGACCACATTCAGTTCATCCTGATAAGATGGAGGCATTTACAGAGTATTTGATTCGTAGCATGAGGGGAATGGATTGTTGAAACTGGGCCCTTCAAAGTGTTCTGTTAATGTAAGCACCATTCCAATGTAGCATGATAGATTTAGATAAACTTTCGCACGAAGAAAAGGAAGCCCTTGCAGAAGATTGTGAGGACTATCTTTTACATCGTAACATTCCTCTCTTTTCGCATTCATATGATAACATCATTTTACATGCGTTAAGAGAGGGTTATCAGATAAAAAAGTTCGATCGTTTCACGAATAAACCACAATGAACAATAAAAAAACAAACAAATCAAATCGTCAAGAAGAAAAATTTTGGAATCAAATTGAAAAGGAAGCTTCAAAGTATGAAGTAACCGTTGATTATTATTTGGATGAATTTGTTATTGATAATCAATACTTCATGAAAGATTGACAAGGACTTCATTTTTTATTATACTTTTGAGGTAATCTAACCAAATCAATGACAAAGTATTTCTACACTGTTGACCACTTCATTCCCTTTCCCCGTTCTGAATATGGTGGAGTGTGGGTTGTTGTTGCCGAAAATGATGAAGAATGTTTTGATCTGATCACTGCTGAAGATGAAGGAGCGAACGATGACTATTATGGTCGTCTTCGTGAAAACATCATGAAGGCACCAACATATGCTCTTGCTGAAGAGTATGATTCTGGTATTGTGGAGCAATTTACGACATGAATCTCAAAGATATTGAATTTGGTCATAAACCACCAAAAGGATTTCGGTATGAGGTAAGAGATTTCAAACGTAATGTTATTTCTATTTGGTTATGTCATCCAAATGTATACACATACAAATCTGAACCCATAAAAACAATCTGGGGATTTTATGATACCAAGAAAAAACAATATCTTGCTCCTAAAGATTGTAAAACTGTAGGTAAAGTTGTAGATTTTGCAGATACAAGAAATTATACTGCGATGCAACTCAATCTAAATCCTCTAGAGAGAGCTTTTTTATGACATATACGCCAAAGGTTAATGATTATGTAAAATGGCATCATGGCGAATTTATTGATGAAGGATGGGTTTATTTTCGATGTAGTGATTACATCACAATTGAAGTTGGAACAAAGGATAAACCAGATACATTAGTTGATATTCACAAGAAGACTCACATTCTTGTTGTATGTCAAAACTGGTATTGGCACGAGTTAGAGTATCTCCACAGTCGTGGGGATATTGGTGTAAGTGAGTATAAATCTCAAGAACATAGACCCATTGACCCTTAAATCATGTATCAAGTGAATTATCTTAAACCTAAAAAGAAAGGTTTTGCAAATCATTCAGCATCTTTCATCAAAATTGAAGATGCTATTTTTTGGGAGAAACTCAAAAAGACAGAGGGATGTAAGGATTTTCAAATTCTGGTTAAGTAAAACTGGGCCCTCTAAAGTGTTCCACTATTGTAATCAACGATTCACACAAAATGGATTGGTTCGACGACATTCAAATTGAAGAACTTTCTAACTTTGATTATCAAGAAGATCCTCTCGAAGAGGAACTCTTTGAAGAAAACAATGATGAGAAAGCTTTTCAAGCATTTCTAAAGTCTAACTGGGATTTTTGATCTAAACATTTATAACTTTTCACCTCAACTGTACTCAAAATGAACTCTTCTAGCACTCTTTACGAACTCCAAGAACTCAAGAAACTCTGGAGGAATCAATCTTTCTACTTTTCTCAAGAGCAAAAGAAACGTTATGAAGAACTTACGAAACTTCGTCATGCTCGTGTCAAAGAATTGTATGAAAATGATATGGTCTTCAAACCTGGAGTAACTAAATAATCTGAATATATGTGGGCAGTCAACGCTGCAGGGGTGTAATGTTGACGTAAGTCCCACTTTATGTTATAAATAATGATACCCCTGCAAAAGAATTATGAAAGATGTATTCGCGTCCCTGCAAGAAATGGAGTGGGACGACTATATCCCACCCGAAGATATTATCTCCATTCATGATACCGACTTCACAAAACTTCCACGCTGCGAATGGAAGACTAAAAGGTATTGGTGGAATAATGGAGTTGATGAAACATTGCAAGAAAAATGTCCTCCTGGATGGAAAAGGGGCAGGGCAATGAGTGAAGAGCATAAAAATAAATTTAAATGTCAACCTGGCAGGCAAAAAGGTATCCCAAAAAATACAAACAGAAAAAGAGACAGTAAAGGGAGAGTTTGTGGCAGTTGAAGAGGTGTCCCTGACCCCTTGACTTCTAGCGGCAATAAATATAAGATATGAGTAGTCAAGAACACCAATGAAAACCTTTTCTTCTTTTTTAGCAGAAGTTTATGATCGTGATGTCATGGGTTCTTCACAAATTCGCAAACAAGGCGAAGGTGGAAGAGTTGGAGCTGATCGTAGAAAGACAGAAGCTGAAAAGCGTCGCACCAAGTTAGGACCAGGAGGAACAAGAGTTCCTGCTAAATCTTACAAACCAAGAAAAGATATTGGTACGCAAAGACAAGCATCTACAAGATTGCAGCAACCAGAGAAAGAAAGAGGTGCTGCTGATGTAAAAGCAAGAGCAGCTGCAGCAGCAAAGGAAGAAAGAAAGAAAGCAGCACAGGCAAGAATTGCTGCAAGAAAAGCAGGCAAACCTGCACCAACAGCACAAAAACCAAAATCAAAAGATGCTGAAAAGGAAGGCACTAAATTACTCTCAAAAAAAGGGACTACTCAAAAGAAAACTGGTGAGAAAATTGAAAGAACAACTTCACGCCAATACACCAGAGATGAAAAGAAAAGAATGGTAAGAGCTGGCAAGAGATTGCAAAAAGATTTGCAAAAAGGAGTTGATAGACCTGCTTCACATTACCAACCATAATCTCACTGGGCCCTTCAAAGTGTCCTTGTAGTGAGTCCATAATCGTCCATAACACCCTTGACACTGACGTTGAGGGTGTTATACTATCTTTATCGTAATTCTATTTTGATGGTCACACTTCGTCCTCATCAGCAACGTATTCTTGATCGTATGCTTGCCTATGATAAGGGTCAAATTATTGTGCCTACTGGTGGTGGCAAAACTATCTGTATGATTCAAGATGTTGCAGAGAATTGTAAGCACATTGATAACGGAATGACCACGGTTGTGGTTGCTCCTCGTATTCTTCTTGCAGAACAACTTTGCAGCGAGTTTCTGGAGATTATTGATACAAATTACAATCACATTATGCACGTTCATAGTGGTGAGACACATCACTTCTCTACCACTAATCCAGAGAAGATTGCATTGTTTGCTAACACTGCTCGCACAGCTGGTGAGAATGTAATCATCTTCACCACCTATCATTCTCTGGACAGAGTTCGTCAAGCAGATATTGAAGTTAATAACATTTACTTTGATGAAGCACACAATTCTGTTCAACGAAACTTCTTTCCTTCTACAGAGTTTTTCTCTCATGATGCTGATCGTTGCTATTTCTTTACTGCGACTCCGAAACATTCTCTTACGGTGAGCAAACCAGGGATGAATGACCCAGAAGTTTATGGTCAAGTCCTGGTCAATGTTCCTGCTCCAGAGCTTGTTGATGGTGGATACATTCTCCCTCCCAAAGTTGTTGTAAAGCAACTTGATATGGTTCAGGATAAGTTCAAGATTTGGTCTCGTGATTGTGACTTTCTGATGCAGACCATTGATGACCAGCAAACTGATAAAGTTCTGGTCTGTGCTCGCACTACCAAACAGATTGTTGGTCTTATCGGTGAGAGTGATTTTGCACTTGAATGTGCCAAACGTGGCATGTCTTGGATGACAATCACCAGCAAGACTGGTGCTATCATTGACGGTCAGAAAGTGAACCGTGAGGTATTTTTTGACACTCTCAATGCTTGGGGTAAAGATTCCAACAAGAAGTTTGTGGTTCTTCATCACTCTATTCTATCTGAAGGTATCAACGTAAATGGTTTAGAGTCGGTAATTTTCCTCCGCAACATGGACTTTATAGGTATTAGCCAGTCTATTGGACGAGTTATACGTCTAGGAGGCAGCCACAAGACCTTTGGATTGGTCTGTGTGCCCGTTTATGACTCTGTGGGTATCTCTACCTCCCGCAAGGTTCAGGCAGTCGTTGACACCGTATTTGAGCAAGGTTTGCCAGCAGTTTCGGAGATCCGCAGATGAGTTATCAACCAACAAATTCTTATATTCTTGAACCACAACAATCCCCACTAGGTTTTATTGTTGGTAACTGGAATGACCCTAATGTTTATGCAGCAGTGCCATTGTCTGGTAGTAAAACACAATTAGTTGTTATACATCGCGGGAGACAAATTAAAACATGTCGCAATCGCCAATCAGCAATCAACTTTATTGAAAAACATAGAAAAGGTAAAAGTGTAGCAAAACTGCCCATTGATTGATAGTGGGCCCTTCAAAGTGTCCTTATAGTATGCAGAACAAACACATCGAACACCCCGAAGATTTTATTCTCACTGGTGACTTATCTGTTTTGGATTGGTTTTGTGAGGATGACAGTTATGTTTCTCTCAAGATTGATGGTGCTCCCGCTATTGTTTGGGGTATCAATCCTGCCACCAATCAATTCTTTGTAGGAACCAAATCAGTTTTCAACAAGAAACTAATTAAAATCAATGAAACGCATGATGACATTGATCAGAATCATTCTGGCAATGTTGCTAACATATTACACCATTGTTTTGATTACCTTCCTCGTATCAACGGGATTATTCAAGGTGATTTTATTGGGTTCGGTGGTAGTGATACTTTTCAGCCCAATACGATTACTTACAAGTTTCCGGAGACGATAACTCAAAACATTATCATTGCTCCACACACTTTTTATACGGCAGAGCATGATCTTCGAGATGCTATTGCACAACCATTGAAGTTCACTATCACTGACACAATGTATTGTAAGATTGTGCATCCTGATGCGTGGATTCTTGATGACATTGATTTGCACAAGTCTGCACGATTTGCACGTCAGATGTCAACTCTGGTTGAATTTGCGACACCAAAGCAACTTCCACTCATCAAGAAAGTTCTCAATACCTACTTCAAGATTGGTGCAGAGATTGATGAGGATGAAATTGCATATATTGCACAATGTGATGTCAACCTGATTCGGCTTTGGAAGTTGGTAAGGTCTATCAAACAGGATATGCTTTACATGTGTCAGAATGATTCTGATATGCAATGTGAAATCAATGATGAAGAAGTTGATCATGAAGGTTATGTTTGCACAAATCAGTTTGGTACATACAAACTGGTAGATCGCGAGGTCTTTAGTCGCCAAAATTTTATTAACGATAAAGTATGGGCCCCTTAAAGTGTCCTATTGATGAGAACGAAATTATCATGAATCTAACTGCAATCGTTGAACTCTATGAGACTGAAGTTGATCAACTTCCCCAGACTCATTTTGAGTTAGGTGGTGGTGCTGCTCGTTCTGAATCTGGTTTGGTTTATGAGAACCTGATTGAACGTACTTGTAATGAACTGGCTTTAGATGCCCGCAAAAATGATTACAAAAGCACTGAAGTAGTTGATGGCACTTGCCTGAAGAATCTTCAAGTTGATAAGCACATCTATCGTAATGGTGTGATGGTAAAAGCAGTAGAATCTAAAACATATTTGGATGCTTGCTATCTGAAACGTGCTGTAATGGATTTCATCGAACTGGAGCAATCTCCTGAAGTTCCTGAATGGGTAGAGTACGCAATCTTTGCAGGACAAAATGCTTGTGGTAAAGATGCTTTTGCATACTATCAAGCATTTTTCAAAAAGATTACTGGCAAAGAAGTAAAGATCTTCTTTGTGAATCCTTCCCGCAAGCGTTCATCTTCTCGCCCCATCTACAAGGAAGAGTATCGTGAAGATTTTAAGCTTGACTCTGTAGTGTATAATGAGTTTGTGGAATGGTTGAACAAGTGATGCTGTATAACGATGATATGTTCAATGTTCTGGGCAATCTTGAACCCCAGAGCATTGATCTTTTGCTGACAGATTTTCCCTATGGCACACTCAACAAGTCCCGTAATCAATGGGATCGTGTGATTGATTATGAAAAGTTCTGGGAGATTGTTGATATTATCTGCAAACCAAATTGTGCTATCATTTCTACAGCAGCACAACCATTTACATCGGTATTGATCTCTACAAATTATAGGGATTTTAAGTATTGCTTGGTATGGGAAAAAAGTAAAGCAACTGGATACCTGAATGCTAAAAAGCAACCGATGAGAGCACATGAAGATATTGTAGTTTTTTACAAGAAACAACCAATCTACAATCCCCAGATGACAAAAGGTACTCCATATGATAAGGGTAAAGCTGTGAGGGATGCAGAACAATATGGAAAGCAAACTAAAGCTGTGCATGTCAAAAATGAAGATGGGACAAGATACCCTCGCAGTGTACTATATTTTAAGACAGCAGAAGATGAGGGTAAATTGCATCCTACACAGAAACCTGTTGCACTCTATGAATATCTGATTCGCACATATTCTAATGAAGGTGATACTGTGCTCGATCCTTGTATGGGTAGTGGCACCACTGGAATTGCTGCTTTTAATACTAATAGAAACTTTATTGGAATTGAACGTGAAAAGAAATACTTTGATGCTGCACAGGAAAGGTTAAATCTACCACTATTGAATGCGATGGCATAATTGGGCCCCTTAAAGTGTCCTATTGATGTAGGTAAAGATTATGATTTCACTTCCTAACCCAAACAGAACCATGATTGTTGAATCTACCAATTCTGAAACTTTTTCTGATTTCTGTGCTCAACGTGATGCACAGAATACCATTCAGTTGAATGTCACCAAGTATTGTTTTATGCTTTGTGATGCACTGCTGAAGAATTTCATTGATTACAGCATCAAGTCTCATCAACGTGCGATTGCTAACTACAACTACACTTATGGTAATGATGATTCAACTCAATCAAATTATCATCAGGCATGTATTGAAGACCTGAAGAATGGTCAATGTGGTTATGAGTTCACTGTAGAGTCTGGTCGTAAGTATCACAAAATTATGATGAGTGCCAATGGTTCTCGTTCCGTTCATGCTTTTGTTGATAGAAAGACTGGCGAAGTTTACAAACCTGCCAGTATCAAAGCTCCTGCCAAAGGTGTTCGTTATGACTTGCGATTGATTGAACAACGTGAATGGTTGTTTGAAAATGCAGATTGGGCAGGAGGGTATCTTTATAAGAGGTAATGTGCTATACTGAACATGTTCAATTAAGAGGTTATTATGAACGATCAACGTCATTATCATACTGAAAGTGAGCGTAAACAACTTGATGGAGTTGTCACTGATTCTGATATAAATGGGTGGAACATTTCTAAATTGAATCGCATGAAAGTTCGTGCAAACAATCTTCCTGATGACTCTCTGATTATTGATGATGAACTACACTAAACAACAACTTGTTGATGCACTTCAACATGAATATGAGTACATGATTCATGATGATTATGATCCTGATGTTGATATGACTCTGGAAGAACATCTTGAATGGTTACATACACTGACCATTCAAGAATTGGTTGAAGAAACATCAACCGATGAAGATTATTATACGCTTGATCAATTCATGTATAATCATTCATGACAAGTAAAGAAAAACTTCTGTTCATTTCATCATTCGTTTGGTTTCTACACTGGGGAACATGTCTAGCATCTACACTTCTGGATACGGTTATTCTAAAAAGCTCTGTGAGAGTGTTACCTCTTGGTTTTTGAAGAAGTATTATCCACGTCATAAGATTGATGTGGATATTTTACATCGTGGATTGAGACGTGAAAATGTACTGGGGTATTGTGATGTAGTTGGTCCTTCTTATCGACCAAGACATTTCCTGATTGAACTTCAGACCGATATGTGTAAGGAGTTGTATATAAAAACTCTTTTACATGAATTGACTCATCTTGCACAATGGGTAAGAGGTGATCTACGACACCGATATGGAAAATTGTGTTATTCACAAGAACCAGTGGAAATCTATGACTATGAAGATCAACCACATGAAATTGAAGCACGAGAGGAAGAAGAAAGACTCTACAATCTGTACTGTAATGAAATCTTAACATAGTTGCACTTAAGAATTTCTTCAACTACAATAAAGAAAAATGGAAAATGGTCAAGAGATGCAAGCTATCAGGGACTTTCTAACAGATGAGCAGTGGCACATTGTGATTGATGCTATCGAACAAGAAGCATTTTTATTGGATGAAAGTGAGGAGTATTTTGATAAGTGTGAGGACATTATAAACAGAATCCATTCATTGCTTCACATTACTGGGCCCTCTAAAGTGTCCTAGTTGTATGAAGACCACTATGAAAGAAAACAAGATGACAACACTTTTCCGTCAAGGAATCAAATTTGAAGAGTATTGGGGCACTGAAGTTCGTGCTCATCATATGAACACTCGTTCTGTTTATCGTCTGCTGGAAGATGATGACATTGCGATCACACATTCCGCACCATATGTTGATGGTGAAAGTGTTGATCAATTTGCTGTAACTTTCACCGAAGTTACTGCATATCATGAGAATGGAAATGTGTTATCATCAACCACAAAAACACTTGGAGTTTATGATAACTGGTTGGATGCTTATTACCGAGCATTCTCTATTCTAAACAAGAAAACATTAGCACAACTTGTGTGATCATGAGAATTGACATTGTAGGTCGAATTATCGGAAGCTTTCTGGTTGTTTCTGCTTATTTTGTTGTTTTACATGTAAATGTAACATTTGGAGTTCTGATGCACTTCATTGCCGATGCAATTTCCATTCCATTCTTTATACGAACAAAGTCATGGGATGTTGTAATTATGTTGGCATTTCTTTTAATCATTTCAACTAGCAAACTGTTCAATTTGGGAGGAATCGTATCATGAAATGGGATGTGAAACTGTATGTTGCCGGAAAGGTATTTACCGAAGAAGTTTATGCCCGAGATGCACAAGATGCAAGGGAGACAGCATTAGCACGAAATCCCACTGCTAAAGTTATTGGAGTGAATGGGAGTTTCAAATAGTGGGCCCCTTAAAGTGTCTCATTAGTGTAAGCACAGTTCAGAAAAATGCAAGAATCAAAGTTCCTTCTTCACGGTCAACATCATCGTTCTAATGGTTGGGTGATGAATGATTGTTTAGGTTACATCAAAGAAACAAAAGAGGATGCGATTGCTACATGTAATCGACTCAATCCTAACTTTGTGATTCACTCTATCACTGTTGAAGAATGACCAAAGCAACACACAAACGATTCACACACATCTTTTGATTATGAACGAAACTGAACTCGAAGCTCTTGAAGTGATGGAAACCATTGAGGATTCCGTTGAATATATTTGTAATGAGTATATGTTAAGTGGAGAGAAAGTTTGGACTATGATTGCAGCACTTGCTGATGCAAAGATTGCACAATTTCCTGATTGATAATGAGTGGGCCCTTGAAAGTGTTTCAGTAGTGTAAGTCGTTCGTTATTTCAGTCATGCAACTCACTTCCAAAGATGGTAACATGGTTGTTGATTTCTATCCCGTCAAATTTGCAGACGGTGGGATTCACAATCGTTTGATGCTCAAAGTTGTGACTTTTATTGGTGCAACTCAATCCAAATCTTACATCAACAAGAAAGATTTTCAGCATGAGGTTGATTCTCGTGTGAAGGGTTATGGTTATCAAGTCACTGATGATTCGATGATTCCACAACTCTTTAACTCTGCAATGTGTCTTGCTTGCTGATGTCAATTATTCAATCTTATCTTCACAATAAAATGATGGATCGTCTTGAAATGCTTTCTCAACGTGAACAATTGATGGAGGACATTGATTGTATTGTATCGGCACAATATGGTCAAGGAAATGAAGAACTTGCTGATGAAATGATTAAGTTGTTATGTGATGCTGTTTGCAAAAACTTTCCTGCTAACTGATGTCATTTGTTTCCACCTTTGATCATACTAATTCCATGACTGACAACATCATCAACCGTGACGAATTGCAGGACAATCTTATTCATCAGATTCTGGATGATATGGATTTGAAGACGATGTATGCTTGCTTATATGATTACATGTCTGAAAGCTATGACAAGTATTCAGTTGATGAAATTGTCGAAGAAGTCGAAGAGTATTACCCACAATTGTTGGAGGATGCAGATAACTCTTAAAACATGTCAATTTACAAAGATTACTGGACTAAACCAAAACCAACGAAAGAACCCAAATCAAAAGAATCCAAATGAAAACATCATTTTGTAATGGCAATTCATGGTCTAAATTTGATGCTTACTATCATGATGATAGTGAACAATGGACTTATGAATTGATTGATGGACATCACCGCACAAGTTTAATTTACGAGGATAATGATGATGAAATTCTACAAGATTACTGATATTGAGTTTGATTTTGATTATGAAGACATTACATTGGAGGAACAGAATGAAGTGATCGAAGGTGCCAAAGCTTGTCTATGGGATGCAACAAATGAGGATGATCTTTGTGATGTCATTAGTGACAACACCGGATGGTTTGTGAAGTCATTCTCTTATGATGTTATTCGATAACAAACACTGGGCCCCTTAAAGTGTTTCAGTAGTGTAGAAACGAAACAACTCTCTCAAATGTCTCAACAACTCAATGCTTCTATCTATCGTCAACTCTTCACTGATTGTGAGTGGGATGCTATCTCTTCTGCAATGAAAGATTATGCTGATTATGGTGACGAAGAAGCAAACATTGCTGATTCGATTGATGCAAAGATCACTCAAATTTTCAAACTTACTGCCTGATTATGTTACATCAACTCCCTAACGGTAAAATCATCATGCACGATGGATTAATCCGTGAACTTGCTATTCAACGAATGGAAACTTATGATCGTTGGATACAAGACAATCGTGAACAATTAAAGATCGAATCTCAACAACTTTTCGATGATATGTTCGGAGGTTAATTCTTTCAATGACTCCGAAATCTTCCGAGGTTTTCCGAGTCGAGTCACGCCCCTAATTTTATCAAAAAACTATGATTCTTCTGACATCTGATTCTCACGGTTGTGTGTATACTATTGACAGTGAAGGTTGTTTATACTATATGCCCAAACATCTTGATGGATCAATTAACTTTGAAGAACTTGCAGAAGTTGAATCTGTTGATGAATTAGATGATGAAGATACTTCTCAAATTCATTCTCAATTGATTACAATGTCCAAATCAATTGGTCATTACTTCTGTTAGTGGGCCCCTGAAAGTGTTTCAATAGTATAGGATACCATTTCTCTCATGCGTAAGATCGAACAACAAATGAACAATGCCATTTCTAACAACAAGTCCTGGCAATCTGCAAACACCAGTGTTGTTTGTGATGACAATGGTGTCTCTCATGTGTATCTTCATGGCAACAAGATTGCAGAGGTTGGTGATGACTTTGTTCAGATCTTTGATGGTGGTTGTCAATCCAATACCACCAAATCCCGTCTGAATGCTATTCTCAAAGAACATGCAATTGATGGTGAGTGTGTGTATCAAAAGAACTTCAAATGGTATGTTGATAAGTTCATTGGATGTGCCGGAACTTTCAAGGTTTATAACACTTTCGAGTTCACTGATGGTTTCATGTTTGCCTGATTGATTTAACTCTCTTCTCTATACCATCTGCAACCCTTCCAACTATATCTGGAAGGGTTTTTTAATGCCTTCGTTACACCTGTAGCTTTGCCGCTACCTAACACTCTACCCGCTTCTCTTATACTATCAAAGTGATATATGATTTTCCCGTCTAATATACGCTTGCCATAGATTTTATGGGAGTAAGGTCTATTATCTAATTTCTCCCACTTATATCCATATGCCACAATCTTCTGTTTGATTGCTCTACTGATGTTGCCAGAACCTCCTTTGATTCCTATACTCTTCCGCGCTTCAGTTATGCTATCAAATTCAAGAACTTCTCCCGTCTCGACATTAGTTGCTCTGACTTTTCTCCTAGCATGTTTACCATCACCGCTCTTATCTCCGAATGGATTAACCCCTTGATATTTGTCTTTTAGAGTATTACGTATTGAAGCAATATGTTCAGGAGACTTTTCTTTCCCTTGCATAGTTGTTGATATTCTATCCCGAACTTCTTCGCTTATCTCTTTTGCTTGTTCTCCGCCTGTTGTTAGATTGTATCCGTTGTTAAATGTATCAAACTGTTCTATCCAATATCTCTCCCTATCCGAGAGTTGCGCCGCTGGGATATTAGTTTCTATTTCACGGACAGTAAACATAGAGACGCCATATTTCTTGATTGCTCTATACAATGGTCTGTGTGATTTACTCTTCGATTCTGTTATATGATGCCGCCATCTTTCGCCCACGGTCTTGATAGTCTGACCGATATATCTCTTGCCATTTACCTTACAAATGATTGAGTAGATTGTCCCAGTTGTCATAAGATAGCGTGTGATAGAAGGCTTTACTATGTATGATAAAATGCCCCGCTAAATGGTGTCTATATAAAGGTTTAGCGAATTTATTGTTAGTAACTCCGAATGCACTGTGTAGTTACTTTGGGGCGTATTTACAGTGTTTTTAATGTGTCTAGGAGTAGTGATTTTAGACTGCCCCAGCTTATCACACCACCGAGAAATTGTCAACCCCCCGATGTCAGAATTTCCAGAAATAAGACTTACAAAAATCACACTGATTCTGATAAATACCTGCAATGACTTGACAGAAATGCTCTGTTAGATTATACTATAAAAGTCACTCAAATCCCCCCAAAGATATGTCAGTTGCTTATCGCCAGGCACAGAAACAGCGTTATCGCATTACTCTTGAGCTTGATGTAATGCATGACTTCGACCCGCACCAGCTTGATTGGGAGAAACTCTTTGAGCTGGAACCGGCAGAGAAGGTGACAGCTTATGTGGAGGACTTGAGCACACCGGACTTTTGGTGAGTTATAAACAGTGGGCCCTGTAAAGTGTTCTAGTAGTATAAGGGACGCAATCGGACGGACCCACTGACACCTCACCGATTGAATCTCAAGATCAGATCTGATCATCAGTCAACGTTAATCATCAGTCTTATGACATCAACTTTGCAGTCTAATCTCACCGATACCACTTACAACGGGTGGGCGAATTATGAGACCTGGAACGTATCACTCTGGATCGGTAATGATGAGTTTCTTTATAACACTGCCAAGGCATGTGTAAAGTACGTGAGTGATAACGAAACACCCTACGATAGGTTCGTTCGTTGTATGCACAATAACGAAGATTTCGTCACTGGTGATAACGTGCGTTGGGATGATGATAACATCGACCGTGATGAAATTATGGAGATGATGGAAGAACTCTGATCCGTCAGCTACCAGTCTAACAAATTGACCTGGAGATGTCAATAAACTCTCTGTCAGTTCTTTACACTTTTCTCTCGTTATTATGTCTCGCGAAGTTGCACTCGGTCTTCTCCGTCAAGGTAACACTGGCAGTGAAATTCTGTCGATTCTGGATGTGATCGTCTCTGATATTGAAGATGCTAATATTCAGGATTGTGCAGAGCATTATGCTGCTATCAGTGCTGATTTTGCGTTCTGATTGATAGTTACCGTGCGGGGAGTTGACATCAGTCTCTTCCCGTATTATAATGAGTTTATATCAGTGAATGAGCAGTGTTTTGCGCGGTTCGTTGATATCGCCCGGCGGGCGTTGTCCCCGTATATAAAAATCCATCACTACCCTAACCTACAGAGGTGACAAAATGCGAGCTAAATATAAAAACTGAAAAAAAATTTTGAGGGGCTGAGAAGTCCCTTTTTTAGTTTTTTATAAAATTTGATATATAATTTTAAGATGTAAAACAAATTGAGTAAAAAAATTTCCGAAAAAATTTTTGAGGACCCTATGGAAAAAATATATCACATATATGCAAAGAATAAATGTATATTTCATTCATTAAAGGAAGAGGAGTTTCGAAGGACTTGGAATCAATTGAATAGTATGGTAGGATTAATGAAGACAGATTATACAACGGAAGATTTAAGTTATGAGGAGGCTGTATTTTTAAGTGAACATGGTGGAGGAGGATCTTTCGAATCACCTTCGTATTGACGCCCTTGGGTATTGACTGAACATATATAATCTGTTAGAATTGAACTGAAAGTTTATTTCCATTATGGCAAAAGGATTTACTGTAAAAACTGTAGCACCAAAGAAGGAATCAAAACCTGATTTTGACATTCCTGCGATTAAGGAACGTATGAAAGGGAAGACGATTGTATTTTGTCTTCCAGGAAGGGGATGTTCATATATCTTTCTGAAGAACTTTGTACAACTATGTTTTGATATGGTACAGAATGGTATGGCCATTCAGATCAGTCAAGATTATAGTTCAATGGTTAACTTTGCACGTTGCAAGGTATTGGGAGCAAATGTACTTCGTGGACCAAAGCAAATTCCTTGGGATGGTAAGTTGGAGTATGACTATCAGTTATGGATTGATAGTGATATTGTATTTGACACTAACAAGTTCTGGCAGTTGTGTGATCTTGCATTATCTGAAGATGGCACAGAACGAGAGATTACTGCTGGGTGGTATGCCACAGAGGATGGTCAAACTACATCTGTCGCACACTGGTTAGAAGAGGATGATTTCCGTAAGAATGGTGGAGTGATGAATCACGAAACTGTCGAATCAATGTCCAAGCGTAAGAAGCCATTCACGGTGGACTACACAGGATTTGGATGGGTATTGATTAAGAAGGGAGTTTTTGAGAATCTTGAGTATCCATGGTTTGCACCGAAGATGCAAGTCTTTGAATCTGGAAATGTACAAGACATGTGTGGTGAGGATGTCTCATTCTGTCTTGATGCAAAGGATGAAGGATTTGAGATTTGGTGTGATCCTCGAATTCGTGTTGGACATGAAAAAACTCGTATTATTTGATTTTTATTTACAGGAGAAAGTATTATGGCAATGATGAAAGGTGGTTCTTATGTTGAAGGTAAGCCTAAAAAAACTCGTCAAGGCTCGTCTCAATATACTAAACTCGCAGCGTCTTCTCGTAATGGTAAAAAGAAGAGGTATAGGGGTCAAGGAAAATGAGTGAGTTAATTGTAAATCTACCTGCACAAAAAGTATGGGTTCGTAAGGAATACTTACGTGATTTACAAGATGGACATGGTGAATTTGTAGAAGGCGTTTGGGTATCGGCAAAGTCCATACCTGGACGCACTTTTTATTTTGAGACTTATTTACCAGAGTATGCGGCAATGTTTGATAAATTGCCTATCAGTGCCTTCTGTAGTCGCCCTGAGCTGCCTTCTCCTGACCTTGACTTACCCAACCTTCAGTTTTGGAATTGTATGGATTATGGAGTCACTAATATTCATAAGCAATTTACTGGTTCAATGCGTTGGGAAATTAGAACAAGGAATTTTGGATCACTTAATGGGTCATATATTTGCACTTTAGACAATTATCATCATAGTGCGAATGAGATTGACTACAGTACAAGTGAGATTCCACAGGAACATAAGTCATTTAACCTCATTGAACTTGAAAATGGGCAATATGCACTATATCCAAACAACCGTTGTCGCATTTATGACATCTCATTAACACCATCAGAAGCTAAAATACCTGATTTTAAGGTATCTACGGAGTATTATGAGGTCGAAAATGATATTGACTGGGGTCGATTAGGTGATACTGATGAATATTTTTGGGAAACACCCGAAGAAAAGTTAAAAAAAGAAGTAGAAATGCTTGAAAATGGTCCAATTTCTTGTGGCCCGGGTCATTTTACTCAAGGATATGGATTTTTTGGAAAAACAAATCAAAATAATTCAGAATCTCAAAAATAACTCAATAAATCCTTAATAAATAAGGTAAGATTTGCTGTAAAAACAACAAAAAAATGCCATTAGAACGGGTCAGTCGGGGATTTAAGGATGTGAGTTTGGCTTTTTCGCCAAATCCAGTCACTAATGACTTGATTGTACTCAATAATGAAAGAGCAATTGCAAGATCTATTCGTAATCTAATATTTACACAAACTGGGGAAAAATTTTTCAATCCAGATCTTGGCACTCATACATTAAATCCAAATTTTCCACTATTTGAAATCATTGATAATATCAATGCGACCGAATTTAGGGAAAATCTTCTCAATTTGATACAAAATTATGAACCAAGGGTTTCTGTTATAAATGTATTAGTAGAACCTGATTGGGATAATAATGGATATAATATTACAATTTCATACAGAATCATAGGAGCAGATATTGTTCCGCAGCAATTAGAATTTGCAATTTTACCAACAAGATAAGTGCTTTAAATGGCCCTCCAAAATTTTACTGGTCTAGATTTTGACCAAATAAAAACAACACTTATAGATTACATAAGATCAAATTCCAATTTTACGGATTATGATTTTGAGGGATCTAATCTATCGACAATTATTGATCTGTTAGCATATAACACCTATATTACTTCATATAATGCCAATATGGTATCAAATGAGGTATTTTTGGATAGTGCGACATTGAGAGAAAATGTTGTTTCACTTGCTAGAAATATTGGATATGTCCCAAGATCAAAGAAAGCTTCTAAAACAAATATAAATTTTTCAGTTGATACTACGTTAATATCACCAAAACCAACATCTTTGTTACTGAATAAAGGTGTGGTTGCAGTATCACAGAATCAATTTGCAAATCAATCATTTACTTTTATAATTCCTGAAGATGTAACGGTTCCAGTAATAGATAACACTGCAAGATTTGATAATATTGAAATTTTTGAAGGCACATTACTTAAGCAATCTTTTACAGTAAATTATAGAAATCTCAAACAAAGATTTATATTACCAAATACGGGAATTGATATTGACACCTTGAGAGTAAAGGTAAGATCTAGTGAATCATCTAGTGTTGCGACAACTTATTATAAAAAGGATAATCTTTTTGATAATAATTTGAATAGCGTTTTAAATGAAGAATCGACCATATTTTTCCTTCAAGAAGTAGAAGGTGAGCAATATGAATTAATATTTGGCGATGGTGTATTTGGTAAAAAACTTGAAGATGGAAGTATTATAGATGTTACATATGCAGTAACATCTGGAGAATCTGCAAATGGTGTTAGTAATCTTGATTTTAGTGGAAAGTTATCTTATGTAAGAAATTCTATAGATTATACAGTTGTAAGTGGAATTAGTTTTTTAACTTTAGATAATGTTACTACTGGTGGGGAATCTATCGAAAGTGTAGATTCTATTAGAAAATATGCTCCTCAAATATATTCAACTCAAAATAGAGCTTTAACTGCATCAGACTATGAAACTTTAATACCAAGAAAAATTTATACTGAAGCAGAATCAGTATCAGTATTTGGTGGTGAAGATCTTGTTCCACCACAATATGGAAAAGTTTTTATCAGTATAAAACCAAGAACTGGAGATTTTGTTCCCAATTCAATTAAACAAAATATCAAAAATCAACTTAGAAGTTATGCAGTAGCAGGAATTGTCCCTGAAATTTTAGATTTAAAATATCTTTTCCTTGAAACAGATAGTAAAATTTATTATAATCCAAATTTAGTTGAAAGTTCTAGTTTTTTATCATCATTAATCCAGTCAAATATCAATAAGTACGGAGAATCTGCAGAGTTAAATAGATATGGTGCAAGATTCAAATATAGTAAATTTTTAGGTATTATTGATCAAAGCCATGAAGCAGTTTCATCTAATATTACAAGTGTTAAGATGAGAAGAGACTTAGGTCTTGCTATTAATTCATTTGCCGAATATACAATTGACTTTGGAAATGAATTTCACATTCAATCTATGAATGGTTTCAATATTAAGTCAAGTGCTTTTAGAGTTTTAAATATTTCTGATGATGTTTATCTTTATGATGTTCCATCTACAAATAGAACAACTGGAACAATTTCTTTATATTCTGGCAAATTCACTGATCCGGTTATAAGAAGAAGAAATGTTGGTACAATTGACTATATGAAAGGCAGAATTACTCTTAGACCTATTAACATAGTTTCTGGAAAGAGTAAAAATGATCAACAAATTATGGAAATTACTGCTTGCCCACACTCCAATGATGTTATAGGACTACAGGACTTGTTTATTCAACTAGATAGAGTTGATGTTGAAATGATTGCCGATCCAATTTCTTCTGGAAATGATCTTTCTGGTTCAACATTTACTTCATCATCTAGTTATGTAAACGTAAACAATAATCCATATTAATAGAAAAAAACAATGGCAGAACAAAGAGTTAAGGTTAGTCAAATTGTTTCTAATCAACTTCCCGAATATGTAAGACTACAATATCCACAATTTGTTCAATTTTTGACGCAGTATTATCAGGGTCAGGAATATCCAGGAGCTCCTCTTGACTTAATACAAAATATAGATTCATATATTAAAATAAATGAGAATGGAAATACTGTTGGTTTTACGTCTCTTTCTAATGATATTGATGTTATTGACAATTCCATTCAAGTAGATAATACTAGTGGATTTCCTGAAAAATATGGATTATTAAAAATTAATGATGAAATTATCACATATTCTGGAACAACTTCAACTTCATTTACTGGTTGTGTACGTGGATTTAGTGGTATTACTTCATTTACATCATCAGACAATATAGAAGATCTTGTATTTTCAAATTCAGAGGCATCTTCACATTCTGAGGGCGATAATGTTGAGAATTTAAGTAGATTATTCTTACAAGAATTTTTTAAAAAGATAAAAAAACAATATCTATATGGACTAGGTGATCAAAAATTAACGGATAATTTAAATAAATCCCAATTTATCAGGAGTGCGAAAGATTTTTATTCAATAAAAGGAACTGATGCTTCGTTTAAAATTCTTTTTAAAGCACTTTTTGGCGAAAACGTTGAAATAGTTAGGCCATCGGACTATGTTATTTCACCTTCAAATGCCATTTATCAAAAAACAAAGGATTTAGTAGCAGAATTTATATCTGGAGATCCATATGATTTAGTTAATAAAACTCTTTATCAAAGTGGTGATGAAAATATACCGGAAGCATATTCGCCAGTTTCAAATGTAGAGAAAATATCTACTGGTTCATTAAATAAGGATTATTATCGAATAACCATAGATGGTTCTTATCTCAAAAAAGAGGGATCAAATACAGAATCAATATATGATAATTTTTCAATACACCCAAAAACAAAATGTATTGGTGAGATTGGTATTGGACAAACATTCATAGATGTTGACTCTACAGTAGGATTTCCAAATTCTGGCTCTTTAGATGTTGTATATAATGATTTCACTACGGATACTATCACATATTCAAACAAGACAATTAATCAATTTTTGGATGTATCAGTAATATCTAAAAGAATTTTAGATGGTTCTGATATAGATTATTCATCCTTTGCATATTCTGCTGGATTAGGTAGAACTGATGGGATTAAATTAAGAATAAGATCGGTGATAGGTGGATATAATATTCCAAAAGTAACTTATCAACAAAATATTGGTTCTAAGATAAAAATAAAATCTTTAGGAAAAATTGGCAATAAACTTAAAGAAAATAATTGGATATTTAACAATTCCCAATCATATAATGTGGAGTCTTTGGAATTAATTGACTCTAGAAATTTCGTTTATAGATTAACAACTATTGATGATAATATTCTAAGAGTTGGCGATACTTTGAGATTAAAATCACTAAATGATGTATTTTTAACTGATGATTTTACAGTTACAACGATAATTAATAATAAAATTTCTTTAATACGTGGAAGTGACGTTGAAAATCCCAACGGAATAGTAAGTGTTAATAGAATTTTAAATAAAGTTAAAACTAATATACACCCACAACTTAGTAAATTTACTGCAAATGTTCAAAATGTTTATATCGATAATGATGATGATAGTGTTTTAGTAGCTTCAAATTCTTTGCCGTATTTTGAGTCACCTACAAATCCAGATATTCAAAAAATAATTCTTTCTGGTTTAGTTGCAAATAATCAAACTACACTTAAAGTTACTGAAGATTTTGATCATAATTTTTTCACTGGAGATTCAATTTATTATACTCCAAATAAAGATAATAATGGTAATGTGATTAGTAAAATTTTTGATGAAGGTTTATATTTTGTTCATAGAGTTGATTCTAATAATGTAAAGTTGGCAAAAAGTGGATCTGATTTATATAACGAAAAATATGTTACAATTGATGATCTTTCCGGAAAAGCAAACGTAGATATTACTAATCATATTATAGAAAAATATGCATTTAATGGGAAGATTATTGAGCCGCAAAAATTAATCAGAAAAATTCCCAATATCCATAATCAGAGAGATGATGAAGTAAATGAAAAGTCACTTGCCACTAAAGCAGGGGCTACTGGAATTTTTATAAATGGTGTTGAAATTTTAAATTATAAGTCTCATAGTTATGTGCATTATGGAGAAATTGAAGAAATTAATCTTACCTCCCCTGGTTTTGGATACGATGTGATTAACCCACCACTATTATCAATTTCAGATTCTGTTGGTAGTGGAGCCACTGGAGTCTGTGGCGTGAAAGGAAACTTTGTAGATATTGATTTAATCGATGGGGGATTTGATTATCTTGATATTCCATCTATTCAAATAACCGGTGGAAATGGAAAATCAGCCAAAGCATCTGCAAATACAACGTTTGTAGATCATACACTCTCATTTGATTCCTCCAATCTACTCGACATTTCTGTAGATTTTGAATTGAGATCTGGTTTTGGTGGAATTTCAACTGAAACATCAAAAATTGGATTTTCAACATATCATAGATTTAAGAATGGAGAATCTGTAGTATATAAAACTCTTGGAGGAAATGCAGTCACAGGATTGTCAACGGATTCAACATATTATGTAAATGTAGTTAATGATTATGATATAAAGTTACATTTATCTAAAGGAGATGCATTAGCATCCTCTGGAACTGGTATTAATACAATTTCTTTATCGGATTTTGGAACGGGTAATCATTCTTTTACTGCAATACCAAAACTATCAGTTTCTTCAATAAGAATTATTGATCCTGGATTTGATTATGAAAATAAAAAGAGAATGTGTTCATCAGCGGGTATTAATACTTCCATCAATACGATAGATATACTAAATCATGGGTATAAAACTGGCGAAATAATTAGATATTCTTTTAATGAAACATCTATTGGAGGTCTTTCTACAACAAAGGATTATATAGTAACAACTATTAATAATGATTCCTTTAAATTATCTGATGTTGGAATCGGTTCTGATTTAAAATATTTGTATTTTAATAGAAACGTCTTTAAAAATTTAACGTCTTCTGGTTCGGGATTACACACTTTCAATTATCCAGAAATTTCTGTAAAAGTTATTGGAAAAGTTGGAGTAACTTCTATAGGTGAAGATACTTTTGAAGCTAAAGTTCAACCAATAGTTCGTGGTGAGTTAACTTCAATACATTTAACTAATAATGGACAAAATTATGGAACTAGTAGAATCTTAAACCTTAAAAGATTGCCAAAGGTAAGTTTAATTAGTGGAACTGATGCTGCACTAAAACCTGTCATACTAAATGGACAAATTGTCAATGTCGTAATTTTAAATTCTGGAAAAGATTATACATCTATACCAGATTTGATTGTACGTGGTACAGGAACATCTGGAAAATTAGTACCGATATTAAAAGATGGTGCTATTGTTGATGTTAAAATATCCAGACCTGGCGTTGGATATGAGCAAAATTCCACATCAATTGAAGTGTTGCCGGCCGGCAATAATGCAGAATTTGAATCAGTAATTCAATCGTGGAGAGTGAATGAGGTTCGAAAAAATCTATCAAATGTCAAGGATGATGATATTTTTGTTTCTCCTAGTATGAATGATGGCAAAGGATTGCAGTGTTATTTTGCTTATGGCCCAAGAAATTTAAGAAAATTAGTATATTCCACTGATAGGGGTGGGAGAATTTTGTATGGTAGAAATGATCTAAGAATTGTGAATGGATTAGAGTCTAGCAATATAAACCACTCACCAATTATTGGATGGGCATATGATGGAAGTCCGATATATGGTCCATATGGATACAAGACAAATAAAGGAACTGGAGGAGTAACACAACTTAAGAGTGGTTATACATTAAAGTTATCCCCCAATAGACCTCCATTAGTAAATTTTCCTGAAGGATTTTTTGTTGAGGACTTTGAGTGGAGTTATTCTTCTTCTGAAGATACTCTTGATGAAAATAATGGAAGATTTTGCATAACACCAGAATTTCCAAATGGAATCTATGCGTATTTTACAACTTTTGACGCAATACCATCAGAGGATGGGGTATTTAAAAATTTTAAAGCACCCACATTTCCATATGTAATTGGAAATTCATATCATAAAACTCCAGATGAGTTTAATTTCAAAAAAAGATCAAATCAGGATGATATAAATTTAAATGATTTTAATATAAGTAGAAATACATATCCATATTTGCTGTCTAATGATAATAGTGGTTATGATTATCTGGTAGAATCTTACAAATTTACCGATCAAGATCCTACTATTACATCAGTAAATAGGGGAAATATTACATCAATTGGTATTGTTAGTGAAGGTATAAATTATCAAGTTGATGATACAGTCGTTCTTGACGCATCGACCACCTCTAGAGATTTTGGGCAAAGTAACAAAGTTTCTCTGATAGGAGGAGTTGGTGTATCTTCAATATCTTGCGAAACCTTTATCGTACCAAACTTAGAATTTTATCCAAATGGAAGCACTGTAGTAGCTGTACACACTACTAACCATAATATTAGTAATAATGAGGCATTGAATGTAGTTGGACTGAGCACTGAAAAATACATTAAACCGGGTCAGTATACTGTTGGTATTTCTTCATTAACATTTGAACTGCAAAATACTTTAAATGCTCAAAATATAACCGGAATTGTTACTTACATAAACATTAAGGCTAATACAACTTCATTTTTCTCAGACTTAAAGTTTGTAGAACCAAATGATGTATATAATTTATATGCAAATAAGACGTATACTGAATCAGTTCGTGTTCTTCTCCCACAGGTCGGAACTGCAATTACAAGCAAGGCTTTGGATCCTGAAAGCAATCCTACAAGATTTACCGATGCTGCCGTATATGACTATATATGGGATAATTATGATGAATTTGATGTTGATGGTGATGGAGTAGTTTCTTTTAATGATGCGATAGTTATAGTAAGACACCTGTATGGAGACGAGGTTAAGGAAAGGGGTGCTTTTTCTGGAAATCGTATTTTTTCTACAGGTGGCGGTATTAGTGGAATTGGTTATAGTGGTGTGCCGGCCGCCGCCACAAGAACTACCAACAGAGAAGTGAGAGATTTCTTGGATTTCAGATCTTTTCATTCTAGGGAAGGTAATATTGGAGTTTCTACAAATGTAATTACTGGTATACAAACGGGATATCTTTTTTATGGATCAGATCCAGATAATGTTGTTCGTGGAAAAGTTAGTATTGGCCAATCCGTCAACAGTACATTTGTGGCTGCTGGCACTACAGTGACTGCTATTGGTAAAAATTCTATTACTATCAGCAACACTACAACAAATACAGAAACTCAAGTAGGAACTTCAATTACATTTGGAAATGGATTGTATGATGTTGATGGTAATGGTCAAATAACTGTTTTTAGTGATGGCATAATGATAGCTAGAGTTTTTGGCCCTAGTGAATTTAAAAATCCATCTGATAATGGCATAGCTGGTTTTGCTACTGATAATACAATTTTTGATACTCTTAAGGTTTTAAATATAGATCCAGATTTGGGAAGAATTAGAGTATTACGAACAGGTAATGGAACATATAGTGGTGTATTTGGTTCTAACAGTGAACTTGTAGAAAGATCTAGAAAAGTAGAGATTCCATTCATTGGAATTTCAACAGTTAATGACTCAAGAAAAACCTATGAGTATTATTTTAATCCTACAGAATCCATAGGAATAGGGGAAGACATTAGTGCAGGTGCAGGTACTACAATTACATTTACGAATCCTGGTGCTGGCCAAACTCAGGTCTTTGTTCCAACCAGAGCAATTTATCTTCCATATCATACATTAAGAACTGGTGATAAAGTTGTATATAAGACAAATATTGGAGATACAATAGGTGTATCTACTGTTAGTGGAGGTTCTAGTGTACCTCTTACCCAATATTCCGAGTTATATGTTGGAAAAATAAATGACAACTTTATTGGACTTTCTACAGTAAAAGTTTCTGCGGGAACAACGGATGGAATTTTTGTTGGGGTTACACCAGAAACAGAGCATCATGAATTGCTCTATTTTGTTGGGTTGGGGACAGGTGTATATCACAGTTTAACATTTAATAATCCAGACACAGTAACTGGTAATTTAGAAAAGAACATCGTTACTGTTTCAACTTCAAGTACGCATGGATTATCTCTTCTTGATAATGTTTTTGTTGAAGTAAAACCAAATATTAATGAAACAATAAAAGTAAAATATAACAAGAGTATTAGAAAATTAATTGTCAATGAATATGATTATGTCACATCAGGAATTTCTTCCGAAAATAGAACAATTTCTATAACAGATCATAAACTTTCAACAGGCCAAAAAGTTATTAATTTTTTAAATACATCTATTAATGATGATTCTTTTAAAGATGAGGGAGAATATTATGTATACGTTGTTGATAGAAATACAATCAAGTTAACAAATGAAAAATATGAATTATTCGAAAAAACTCCATCATTTATTGGACTTTCTACTCTTTCTTCAGGATCTTTATCTTTAATAAATCCCCCCTTAAATCTAGTTAAAAATTCTACGGTTAAATTTGATTTATCGGATTCTTCGTTATCTTATGTTCAAAATAATATTTCATATTCAGCGTTTAGATTTGATTTTTATAGAGATTCTAGTTATAAAGACATATATGTTACTAATGAGTTAAATTCATTATTCGCAGTATCTTCTGAAGGACAAATTGGAGTAACTGCAGGTGCAAATTATACATTGACAGTCAATGATAATACTCCAAATAGACTTTACTATAAATTAACTCCCATTGATTTAAATCAAAATGTAATAGAAAATAAACAAATTTCCGTAGATAAAGAAGTAGAATTTTTTAATTCTATTTTTCCAATAGATAGTGATTATTCTGGAAAGCATACGGTTACTGGAATTGGATCTACATCTTTTTCATATTTACTTTCAGTAAAACCAGAAGCATCTGCTTATATTTCAACAAACACATCACTATCATATAATACTACATCATCTAGTGCATATGGACCAATAAAAAATATATCTGTTGGTAATGGGGGCAAATATTATTCAGAAATTCCAGGAATTTCTGAAATAGTGACTGGAATAGGAACTGGAGCTATTCTTAATGTCTTCAGTGACAGTATTGGTAAAATTAATTCAGTAAGAATTGATGATATTGGATTTGATTACCCATCAGATTTAACTTTAAAACCTGAAGTATACATTCCACAAATATTAAGAGTTGAACAATTATCAAAGTTTAAGTCAATTAGTATAATCACAGATACTCAAGGTGCTACAGGGCCCACTAATATTTTTAGACACAATATACCACCAAAACTTGTTGTAGTTGATGGAATTACTAACAAAGTTGTGGATGATGCAATTTTGAAAATGAATCTACCTGAAAAAAAGGTAGACATTCTTCAAAATACATTTTCATTATCTGATGCTATACCAAAATTAATTCCTACAGAAAATGTAACTGGAATTGGATTCACTTCTTTAACATATGACATTTCAACCAAGGAAGTCACTGTTTCTTTGACTAACGCTCAAGGACCAAAATTTGCAAATCTCAATCAAAATACCACCGAAGATTTTGTAAATATTAGAGTTGGTGATAATGTTTTAGTAGAAAACGTAAGTGTTGGAGTAGGAACTACTGGAACTGGATATAATTCTTCAAATTATAATTACAAATTATTCCCAGTGGTAGGTGTTACTACTGCAACAGGAATTGTTACATTTAGTATGAGTAGTGTTATTGAGGACGATTATAATCCAGGTAAATTTATTAGTAATTTATCTTCACCTTCATTATTACCAGAAAGACTATTTCCAAAGTTCTCTATAGAGTTAGATAAAACTGGATTTAAAGAATCCGAAATTGTGAAGTCTGGTTCTAAGACAGGAAAGGTAATAAAATTTGATAGTTTCAATAAATTAGTTCATATTGAAAGCGCAGACGAATTTTTTATCAATGATACGTTAATTTCAGAATCCTTCGGAACAAAAGCTATAGTAAAAGATAATACTTTCTTTGAAAGTAGATTAGATTTAGACTATTATTCTATAATTGGAAGAAAATGGTCAAACACCACAGGTTTTATAAGTGATAATTTGCAAAGGGTACATGACAACGACTACTATCAATATTTTTCATATGCAGTAAAATCTAAAATTGGTATTGATAAGTGGGATGAAAGTGTAAGTACTCTTAATCATGCTGCAGGATTTAAAAAGTTTAGTGATTTACAAATTGAATCTTCGGTCCCAACTTCTTTGAGTATGAAACCAACGATTGAAGAAGTTACTACCGTGTTTATTACTCTCGATAATATTGTAGATTTGAACTGCTATGATAACTTTGATTTAGTTCATGAAAATTTACTTATTTCTGATGGTAATAGGACATTTTCAAATGAAATTAATTTTACATCCACAATCTTAACAGATTATGATGAATCTATTTCAAATAGAGTAGTTAATATTGATGATGTCAGTGGAGAGTTTAATAGTAATCCAAGATCAACACCATTTTCGGAAATATTCAGAACATTAACAGAAGACACAAGATCTCAAAAATTTATCACATACGTTAGAGATAGAACTTTTGTTGGAGAAAGGCAATTGATGGTGGCCACTGTTCTAACTGATACTGATCGCGCCTTAGGCATGATTAATCAATATGGAACTGTCTATACTCAATCTGATTTAGGATCTCTCGATTATGTGATTGACGGCAATGATGGTGTGCTTCGTTTTTATCCGACAAAATATCAATATAATAATTATAATGTTTCGTTCTTTGCATATTCTTTAGAAGATATAGTATCAATATCAACAGTATCTTCATCGCATACTGTAGGAATTTCTTCAGAATTAGCAGGAAAACCTCAAGGAAGTATAGCCAGTATAGGATCTTCCGAAATACTTACAGTTGGTACTGCGGTTACAAATTTAGTGGTCATTTCGGGTATTGGAACTACCCTTCCTAGTGTTAGGTCTGCAAAAGTTTTAGTCAATATTGAAGTCGATGATGGTCAAACTGAATTTAATGAACTTAATGTTATTCATAATGGAACAGATGCACATCTATTAGAATTTGGTCAACTAAATGCACATTCAATTGATACTTTTGGATCATCTGGTCTTGGAACATATGGTGCATCAGTTTCTAGTGATAATGAATTGATAATTGAGTTCACTCCATCAGTAGGACTTGGAACAACTGCAGTAATTAGTGCAAATACTATTACTGTGGGTCTCTCTACAGAAATCTATAATAATCAAAATTCTGGACTTGGTTCTGAGTCTACATTAAGTTCGGGAACATTAATAACAAAATGTACAGAATTAATAGGTGGTTCTGCAGAGTCTGTTGCAGAATTTTCAAGTGAGTTTGATGCTGCGTATTCAATTATTCAAGTTGCAGATCTTGATAATGATATGTATCAAATGTCAGAGGCTATCATTGTTTCTGATGGAACAGATGCTCACATTACAGAATTTGGAAATGTAGAAACTAATCATAGTTTGGGTGAAATGACTGGAGGTGTTAATTCAGGAATAACCCAGATTACATTCACTCCTGCTGCTGGAGTTGGAGATCTTCATGTCAAATCATTTACACATGCAATTAAAGTGGATACTGGAACTGATTCTGGAGAAATTGATTTAGATAACTCCAAATTGATAACAAATTCAGGAACTTACACTGGAACTGAATTAGATGTTAGAAAAGATTTTGAAATTCTCCATAAAACATATCCAGTATTTAAGAGAGTATTTGATGGATCTGACAGCAGTTTTGTTGATGTGGTCAATAATAAAATTATTCTACCATACCATTTCTTTACAACAGGAGAGAAAGTAGAATACAGACCTAAAACAGGAATTGGTACTAATAGTATAGGTATTGATGATATAACTGTTGGAAGTGGTACTACAGATAAATTACCAACTACAGTATATGTAATTAAATTAAGTGAAAGTGAAATTAGATTTGCACAAACCGCTGAAAATGCCCTTAAACCTTTCCCAGAACCAATTACAATAACTTCAGTTGGAATTAATAGTGATCATAGCATAACTTCAACTAATCAAAATCAGAGAGTATTAATTTCTATTGATAATTATATACAGTCTCCTATAGTTTCTACATCAGTAACAACATCTTTAGCAGATCAAGTTTTGATAACAGAGGATTCCGTCAAATTCTCGGGAATAACTTCGTTCTTTAGTGGTGATTATATTAAGATTGATGATGAAATCATGAGAATACGTGGAGTTGGTATTGGTTCCACTAATGCAATTACGGTCTTTAGAGCCTGGGCAGGAACCTCACTTGCTGGACACTCTACGGATAGTTTAGTTACAAAGATCAAAGGAAATTATAATATTATTGGAAATACACTAAACTTTATTGAAGCTCCTTTTGGCAATAATCCAATAAGTTCTACAACTAATGCACCATCTGAAAGAGATTGGGAAGGTATTACTACATCATCTTCATTCCATGCAAGAGCGTTTATGAAAACGGGTGTTGTTGGAGCTACCACAGACACATATGCAGGAAACTACATATTTGACGACATTTCTCAAAACTTTAGTGGAAGTGAGGACACTTATATAATAACTTCAGGAAATTCAAATGTTGTAGGAATCTCTACTAATAATGCGATAGTATTGATAAATGGTATTTTACAAGAACCAGGACTTAATAATGATTTTACTATAACTGAAGATTCTGATGTTGGAATAAGTTCTATTAAATTTACGGGAACAGCGAGTGCCACTTCTACTGATCCAAATTCACTTAATGTTCCTGTAGGAGGTATTATAGTTTCTGTAGCCTCATCTAGAGGACTTGGATATCAACCTTTAATATCTGCAGGTGCAACTGCTGTAATTTCAGTTGGAAATACTGTTGAATCTATTACTATTGGAAATACTGGTTCTGGTTATAGATCAAATAACATTTATGAAATTGAAACAACAACAAAATATTCTGTTGGTGTAGGATCTACTAACATTTTACTTTCAAATACTAATAGTGCCCTTAATGTTATTAATTTGAACACAAGTTCTACTAATACTATTGCAATTGGTACATACATTAAAGAAACAACATCTATTGTTTCTATAGCAAATACATTTGTTGGTATTGGTTCCACTTCTCCATATGAAATACCTGCAGGCACTTCAGTGAAGATTCAGATAGAGAATCCGGATGTCGGTATTGTAAATGTTGGTGTTGCTACGACTTCTTTGGGTATTGTGAATGTAACTCATGTCGGTTTTAGTACAATAAATGCAGGATTTGTTACGTCTGTGACAATAACAAATGGTGGAGATGGATTCTCATCAACAAATCCCCCATATGTAATATTTGATGAACCTCTCCCATATTCCAACATACCTTTAGTTTATAGTGAAACTTCTGTTGGAAGTGGAGGAACACAGGCAAAAGTTAATATTACTGTTGGACAAGGTTCTAGTGTGATTGATTTTGAAATCATTAATCAAGGTTATGGATATGGTCAAGGACATGTGCTTACCATTCCTACAGGAGGTATTACCGGTATTCCTACAGATTCTTCAATTGGAACATCATTTGAAGAATTTAAATTGACAATACAAGAAACATTAACTGATGAATTTTCTGCATGGTTTATCGGTGAAATAGAACCACTTGATGATTTCTCCGATCTTTTTGATGGATCCAGAAAAACATTCTCATTATTTAGATCTGGAAATAGATTGTCAGTTCAGTCTGATTATGGATCAATTGTAAACGTTGATGATGTCTTAATTGTTTTCATTAATGATATTTTACAAATTCCTGGCGATTCCTATACATTTAGTAGTGGAAGCACAATTACTTTTAGTGAAGCTCCAAAATCCGGAGATAGATTAAAGGTATTGTTCTATAAAGGAACGAGTGGAACTGATGTATTGCCAAAAGAAGTTACTAATGAAGTGCATGAGGGTGATGAGTTAATAATAAATTATGATAAATCTTTAAATCAAAACAAATTTAATCAACAAGACAATAGATCTGTTTATAGTGTACTTAGTTCTGGAACAGTTAAAACAAATTCATATTATGGTCCAGGACTATTATCAGACTCTTCTATTCATAGACCTGTTACTCTTTGCAAGCAAACTGAAGATAAAATGATCGAAGGGTTTGTAGTAAATAAAGATCGTGAGCAGTATGAACCAATCATTTTCCCCACAGCACATTTAATTACTAATATTGGAATAGGTTCTACAATAGCATTTGTTGATAATATTCGACCATTCTTCAATCCATCAAATGAAGCATCTAATTTAGATTTCCAAAATGATATAATTATTGTAGAAAATGGAGAAAAGGTTTCTGCAGCTGCTACTGCAATAGTTGGAGATGACACTCTAATTCAATCTATTGTTATTTCTGAAAATGGTGTTGGTTATAGTACAGCAACTGTGAGCATTGCAAGCACTGATGGTACTTTGGGTGTTGGAACAACAGCAGTAGCTAAAGCATACGCTATTATAAGTATTGGTGGAACAATAAATTCCATAGCTATTACAACATCTGGAATAGGTTATACGAATACAAATCCACCATCAGTGTTAATTTCGCCACCACAATTTGAACAAGAAACTAATAAAGTTGTATCTTTTGAAGGCGATTTTGGTATTATTGTTGGTGTTGGAACAACTAATGTTGGGGTTTCTACTGGAATAGCATTTGATTTAATAATACCTCAAGATTCTTATTTGAGAGATACTTCAATTGTCGGAACTGCAACAACATTAACAGGATTAAAAGAGGGTTATTACTTTACTGTCTTTAATTCAAACGTTGGATATGGTGTGACTTCACTTGATGAAAATAATGAAATAGTTGGAATTGGAACCACTTGTTTAGATAATGTTTATAGAGTTTCTGGAATCACCACTGCTCTTGAAAGAGATATAATAGGATATGGTTCAACTTATGTGACACGAGTTATTGTTAGCATTTCGACTTATTATGGATTGGATAGTGATATTCCATCTCCAGATCAAGTTGTTTCCGGATTTACCACAGATTTCTTTGGTAAATATAGTTGGGGAAGGTTAATGCTTTCTCAAAGAACTGGAGTAATAACTTATTCAGCACAAACAAATAATGGTGTTGTTGGAATTAATACTGGATCTTTTGTGAGGAGAAAAAATTCTTTAAAATTTAGAAATTATACCACATAAATAACTAAAAACATAAAAATGGCTGCAATTGTAACAGACAAGATTAGAATATTAAATGCGAAAAATTTTGTAGCAGGTATTTTGACTACTACAAATTCATACTATACTTTTGTGGGATTACCAAATCCCACATCTATTCAAAGTGACTGGAATGAAGACCCTCCATCTCCTGTAGATAATTTTGATAATGAGTCTGATATTTGGGATACGGCAATAGCACTTAAAAAGATAACAACGAATGATGTCAGACAAGTTGTCAATAAAAATACTTGGGAATCTGGAACGACTTACGATTACTATCGTCCAGATTATAGTGCTTCAAACCCACCAAAAAATTCAAATGGAACATCTTTATACACAGCAAATTATTACGTAATTAATAGTGATAATCGTGTTTATATTTGTCTTCAGAATGGAACTGCACCAGAAACTCCTGATGGAAAACCATCACTAGATGAACCACAATTTGTGGATTTAGAACCTAGATCCGCAGGCACTAGTGGAGATGGTTATATATGGAAATATCTTTATACTATAAAACCATCAGAATTAATTAAGTTTGATTCTACAAGTTATATGCCAGTCCCATTAAACTGGCAAACTGATAGTGAGCATGATGCAGTGAGAAATAATGCTGTTGATGGGAGTATTAAAGTTGTCGTAATTCAAAATAGAGGTGTAGGAGTAGGCACTGCAAATAGAACTTATCGTAGAGTTCCAATTAAGGGAGATGGTTCAGGTGCTGAATGTACTGTTACTGTAAATAATGATCAAGAAATAGAAAGTGTAACTATTTCTAATCAAGGTTCTGGATATACTTTTGGAAATGTTGATTTAAAGTCTGGAGGAGTTCCTGATGCTTCAACAATACCAGTTTTAGATGTAGTAGCAACTCCTGCTGGAGGTCATGGTTATGATATCTACAATGAGCTTGGTGCATCTAATGTGCTTTTATACACTAGAATAGAAAATGATTTGGAAAATCCAGATTTCATTACAGGAAATGAAATATCTAGAATAGGTGTTGTTGAAAATCCACTTTCATTTGGTTCAAATCAACTATTGAATTCAGATAAGGCAAGTGCCGTTTATGCAATTCGTTTAACTGGTATTGGTTATAGTTCGGCAGTTTTTACTGCAGATTCTACTATAACTCAAACTGTTGGAACCGGAGTTACTGCTGCTGGAAAAGTTATTAATTACGATAAAGAAACTGGGGTGCTAAAGTATTGGCAGGATAGAACATTAGCTGGGTTTAACACGGTTGGAACTTCCCAAACTAATCCACAATATGGATATAACCTAACAAGATTCACGGCATCTCCAACTTCTGGAGGAAGTTTTTTGATTAATGGTGGAAGTGTAACTTTATCAATTAGTACCTCTTTTAGTGGTTTCTCGACCACAATAAATAATAGAACATATTTCCTTGGGCAATCTTTCGAAAATGGATTATCAAATCCAGAAGTAAAAAAACATTCTGGAAATATTATCTACATCGATAACAGACCCGCTATAACAAGATCTTCAAATCAAAAAGAAGATGTCAAGATTATTTTGCAATTCTAATATCCAATAACTCCCATGGCTCAACAAACAAATTTAAATGTTTCTCCATATTTTGACGATTTTGATGCTGACAAGAATTATCATAAAATTCTGTTTAAACCGGGATATCCTGTTCAAGCCAGAGAGTTAACAGGTGTTCAATCCATAATACAAAATCAAATTGATAGATTTGGGCAACATGTGTTTAAAGATGGTGCCAAAGTTATTCCCGGAAATTGGTCTTACTACTCAAACTATCCTGGAATTAGAATAAACAATACTCATCTTGGTGTTCCAGTATCACTATATACTGATCAATTGGTTGGTAAAAGAATTATTGGTCAAACTTCAGGAATTACAGCTATAGTTGATTATGTATTACCTCCAGAACTATCTAGTACTGGAGATACTGTTTTATATGTTCAATATGCATCATCATCTGCAACCGATAAAGAAAGTGATACTTTTTTGGATGGAGAATTTTTAAATTTACAATCAGATGTTATCACGACAGAGTTAAATGATAATTTTATACCTCAAGGAGAGTCATTTGCATCAACAATATCGTCAAACTCTAATATCACAGGTTCATCATTTTCAATAAATGATGGTGTTTATTTTATTAGAGGATATTTTGTAGATGTACAATCTGAAAGAATTTTGTTGGCAGAAAATAATGCTGATGTTGAAAGATTTAATGTAAGAATTGGATTTAGAATACTCGAAGAAATTGTAACTTCTGATTTTGATGAATCTTTAACAGACAATGCTAAAGGATTTAATAATTATGCAGCACCAGGAGCAGATAGATTTAAATTATCAGTGTCTCTTGCATATAAATCATTAACCGATTCCAATGATGCAGATTTTGTAGAATTAGCTAGAGTTGAAAACGATACTCTTCAAGAGATACAAAAATATACTGAGTATGATCATCTTGCTGACGAATTTGCTAGAAGAACATTTGAAGAATCTGGCGATTATTTTGTAAAAGATTTTGATATAAGTGTTTTAGAATCATTAAATAATGGTAACAATGGTGGTATTTTTTATGATGGAGAAACAACATATTCTGGTGGAACGCCAAATCCGAGCACTGCAATATACAAAATTTCTCCTGGATGTGCTTATGTTAGAGGATACAGAATTGATAGAACTTCTCCAACATATTTGGATATTGCAAAACCAAGAACTACAAAAGAATTAACAGGTCAAAGTATAGAATATAATACTGGAGCAACTTTTAAACTGAATAGAGTTAAAGGTGCTCCCACGATTGGAATTGGAAATACTTATATTGTAAGTTTAAGAGATCAACGTATAGATCCAAGAGCTGCTGGTTTGGGAACAGATCCTGTTTTGCCGAATAAAGAAATTGGTATTGCTAGAGTATATGATTTTGCATTGGAAGGTGGTTCTTATGATACTACTGATGGGGACATAAATCAATGGGATATTACATTATATGATATTCAAACGTTTACTGATATTAAATTAAATGAGCCAATAACTCTTAGTGTTCCTACCCATATTAAAGGAAAATATTCTGGAGCAACAGGATTTTTAAGAAGTCCTGTAAGTGCAGGAACAGCGATGACTGTATATGACACAAAGGGTGATTTTGTTTTAAATGAACCATTCATATTTGATGGTGTAGAAAATAGTAGAATTGGTGTGGGTCTCACAATTCACAAACTATCTGATGCAAAATCGATTATTGGTGGAGCAGGTTTATTAGGGGATGTTGGTTCTGGAGTTTCATTTACTGCAGATATTATGCTTTCCAGAATTGGTTATAATATTGGTCTTGGAACTATTACTTCTTCCAGCATCAGCAATAGCGTGACGAGCTATCATCTTTTCGGTACTTTAGATCCTGACGGAAATCCTGGAGTATCTACATTTATTGCCGAAAATATGAACGGACTTCTCAATAATGTGGAAGTTAATGATATTATCAGGTATACCACAACGGGTTCAAATGGTGGTTCTGATGTGCCTGATGGTGGAAGAACCTGGTATAATAGAGTTGTCAAGATTGTAAGGACCGAAGAAGACACGGAAACTGCACCATCACCTGGATTAGCAGGTATGGGAAGTTTTGGAAGATATGGACAACACTTACTAGTAACTCCAATTCCGAATATTCCTGGTAGAGTAGAAGCTACTGGTCCAACTGTAAATAATATTGCCAGTGGTAGAAATCCGTACGGATTTGTAGGTCACTCTGGTAGAATACTTGGTGGAACTAATGCAACCTGGAATGTACAAGATGCAGTTATCTTAAAATCCCCCCTAATCAGTTCCACTAACAATACTTTATATACAAAAATACCAAAAAATAATATTTCCGATGTAACTTTAGATGATGCACAACTGGTTATTAGAAAAACATTTGATGTAACAATTGCTGATAACCAGTTGTCATCTGCATTGGTAGCAGGTGACAATGAAACATTTGAACCTTTTGATGAAGAAGATTATATTTTAATTCGCACTGATGGTGATGATGGGGGAACAGAGGTTCTTACGGAAGATAAATTTGAGATAACTTCAGGCGGAAAATCTTTACAAATAAGAAATTTAAGTGACACTGGTGGTGCAGCAAAATTAATAGCAACTCTTCGTAAAGTAAAACCAACTTCAAAAATAAAAATAAAGAACAAAATTAATACTATTGTAATTGATAAATCAAATGATGTTGGTTCTGGAGCAGGGTCAACTACTCTCAATGATGGTTTAACATATGGAAATTATCCGTTTGGTACAAAAGTTCAAGATGAATCAATATCTTTAAATGTACCAGATGTTGTGGAAGTTCTGGGAATTTTTGAATCAAAAGATACCTCAGCTCCATCGGCACCAAAATTAACATTGAATGCACTAACCGGTCCTTCTGGAACAACGGACGATTTAATAATTGGTGAAAAGGTATTTGGTCAAACATCCAAAGCAGTTGCTATTGTTGCATCAAAATTATCATCAAATCAAATAGAATGTTTATTTAAAACAGATGTCAAATTTGAAATTGGAGAGGTTTTACGATTCCAAGAATCGTCTGTTCGTGCTCTTCCGTCAGCATTAGATGAAACAAGTAAAAATATATCATCACATTATCTTTATAATAGTGGACAAACTGGTTCGATCTATAATTATTCTTCCATAAAAAGAAAACCAGGTTTTGAAAAACCAAAGAAACAAATAAAAGTATATTTTTCAAATTTATATTTTAGTTCATCGGATGATGGCGATATTGTAACTGCAAGATCATATAGCACTGGAATAGATTATGCTAAAGATATTAGAACGGTTAATGGAATAAGAAACACTGATATTATTGACATTAGACCAAGGGTTTCTACTTATGGTGTTGAAGTTGATAAGAGGTCTCCTCTAGAATTTTTTGGTAGAACTTTTAATCAAAGTGGAAATTCTGCTGCAAATATTTTAGCCTCAGATAAATCAATACTTATTGATTATACATTTTATCTTGGAAGAATTGATAGGATTTATCTTTCAAAAACGGGAGCTATTACAGTTCAAAAAGGAGATCCATCAGAACATCCCAAAAAACCAGTTTCAATTGATGAAGCTTTAGAGTTAGGATTTATAAATCTTCCACCATATCTATATTCTTCTAGACAAGCAAAAGTTTCATTTTTAGAACATAAGAGATATAGAATGAAGGATATCTCTAAATTGGAAAATAGAATTAAAAATTTAGAATATTATACTTCTTTATCATTACTGGAAACGAATACTGAAAATCTATTTGTACCAGATGATGAAGGATTGAATAAATTTAAATCTGGATTTTTTGTTGATAACTTCAAGACAAATCTCAATCAAGAGGGCAGTATTCCTCTTAAAAATAGTATTGATATTGGAAATAGTGAATTGCGCCCAAGACATTATACAAATTCTGTAGATTTAGAAATAGGACCTGTTGATGGAGTTTCTCCTGATACTGATGCTAGATGGAGTATTCCCGAAGGTACTAATATTGCAAGAAGTGCAAATAATTTATTAACATTGTCTTATAATGAATTACTCTGGAAAACACAACCATTTGGTACAAGAGAAGAAAGTGTAACCCCATATTTGATAGATGTATGGTATGGTAGATTAACTCTAGACCCATCATCAGATACCTGGGTAGATACTGTAAGAATAGATGCAAAAGTAATTCAAGTTGAAGGAAATTATAATGATACGATTGCCATTCTTGGTGCAGATCCACAAACTGGGTTAGGGCCAATAATTTGGGATGCTCCAGAGACTGTTTGGACTGGCACGAGGACCAATTCATTCTCTGTTCAAAGAACCGAAGTTGGTAATTTTTCAATTGATACAGACCTTGAAACTAATATTAACACATCGCAAGATGCACTTAGAGCAGGTCAAACAACTACGGTGAATGGAAGTGTTTCTAGTACATTTGAGGTAGAACTATCAGGTACGGAAACAGTATTTGAAGATACTATTACAGAGACGTTCAATACAGGTACAGAAACAAGGAATGGTGTAAGGGCTCTTATTACTGAAAGATATGATCAAGAATCTCAAGGAGATAAAGTTGTAAGTAGAGAGTTAATCACTTTCATGAGGAGACGCAATATTACTTTTATTGGTTCTCAATTGAAACCACAGACTAAACTCTATGCGTATTTTGATGGCGTTAAAGTTGATAAGTATGTTACTCCAAAACTTTTACAAGTTGAAATGATTTCGGGGGTATTTCAAGTTGGAGAAACTGTTGCAACTGATATAGTTCCTGGTACATATACAAATCCTTATATAAAATTTAGACTTGCAAGACCTGATCATAAAGAAGGTCCTTTCAATGATCCATCTAGGACATATACTTCAAATCCATATACTACTGTTGTTTCTACATCAACTGAAAGTTATTACGACTTAGCAGCTAGATCTGAACTTAATGCCATTCCATCTTCATACTCATCAACTTCAGATATATTAAATATTGACCTATTATCTTTATCAAGTCGTGGTAATGGATTCTTTGGTTATGCTTCAGTTGGAATGATATTGAAGGGTCAAACTAGTGGTGCCATTGCTCGTGTAACAGCTAAAGATTTAATAACTGATATTGCTTCTACAATATATGGAGATTTACGTATTCCAAATCCAAATTTTGCATCTAATTTGAAATTTGAAACTGGCAGTAAAGTTTTAACTTTAACTGATAATCCAAATTCTTTCAGCTCATTTAATAAAACAAGTGCTCAAGCAGAATTTGTATCTTCTGGTACATTAGAAACGGTTCAAGAAGAAATTATCAGTACAAGAAATGCTCAAGTTCGATATCAAGAACTTCAAACTTCACGCACAGTTGAGGAATTTGTAGGATCTGACGTTGTGACAGAAGTTGTAAGCACTACAAACTTTACAGATAATGGTTCAACTACTTCAAATGACACTTTTAGTCTTCAGATACCTCCAGGTGCACAAGGTGCCACAGGTGCACAAGGTGCCACAGGTGCCACAGGTGCACAAGGTGCACGAGGTGGAAC